ATAAATGTTTCCTGTTGGGGTTGCTGCCCAACCATTAATAGTTGAAGTAGCAAAATAATCAGCCCACACTCCTTCTTCTGCTGGTTTAGGAGAGAACGCAAAAGCAGATGAACCTTCTACAAGCATAACACCGTCGAAGTATCCTGAAGTATCGCCAGTATCTATAAAACACAACATTCTTCCTTCAGTTGCTCCAGCAGCAAATGTTTTTGTAACTGTAAGCCATTCCCAAGTAGAACCCCCTGTGTGAAAAGATGACCAACTATTAGTTAGACCATCTCCTATACCTAATTTAGCTCTATCAGCTACGGTGGCGTAGACCCAAACACCAAAAGTAACAGTTCTACTTTTATAATAATCAGCACCTTTAGCTTCGTGAAAGGTTGTATGTATATAAGCATTTGCCCCTGCTCTCGTAACTTTAGCAGAATATGTTCCTACTTTAATTATTGTTCCTTCTCTTGCTACACTTGCACTAACACCTGCTAATGCCCACCCATCAGGAGCAACTGCTGTTCCTGCTGTCCAAGCTTCAAAGTTTCCGTTAGATAATAAGTTAGTGGGGTTAATAGTGCTAAACAAAGGTGTGCCTCCAACAAGAACGCCACTTGCATCAACGGCTATACTCTGAACTGGAGCAGATGCGTCAGCTGCTATTATTCTATGCTGTAATGAATGACTTGGTACATTTAAAGGATCACTTGCAACTGGTTGTTCTATAGCCATTTTAACCTCCTTATTTAAGACCAAAAAAAAGCAGAGATACATTATTCATATATCTCTGCCAAATTAAAGTTTGGTACTTTATTCTTATTTATCTAAACTTACAAGCCAATCTCTGACTTCGTTCTTATATTCATTAGGCATAATTGATGCCCTAGCAATTTCTAATTTTGTGAATGATTCTAATTTAAAATGTTTTTCTAAAAAGAATATCCTTTCCGGAGGAAGCACAGAAATCGCTGTATGAAGATTACCGCTAACTACACAAATAACTCCAGCACACTGTTCGATCAATCCTACTAGTGTGCTTACTTGAGGCTTTACTTTTCTTACATTGCTATCAACAAAATCAAACTTCTTATTTACAGGATTGTGAAAGACATGTTGGAAATGCATTTCTATCGGAATAAAACCAGCACCTAAAACATCATCCCATATTCGTTTAGCAGTTTCTTCGTCTGGATTGCACGCATCAGGTAAGCAAGTTATAAAATAATGTATTCCTATTAGTCTATTTTTTCCGCAAGTTATCTTTTTATGACCATTCACAGGATCAATACCTAATTCATGAACACAACAATATTCACCCTTAGTCAATTTTATCTGCCCCTCACTCATTGGAAAATCAATATCTGCAATAATGTCATATCCAAGTACCACTTCGTTGTATGACAAGTCATTAGTAAACACAACATCAATATTATTACTAAGTATATCTTTCTCTATTTCTTCAAAGCCTAAACCTTTCTGCATTATTAAAGTAAACTTAATTTCTGGATATTTTTGACATAAAGATTCGAAAGGAGACATGAACATAACTGTATCGCCTAATCCGTGCCCAAAACATAATCCGATCTTTTTTGGATTATGTTCTTTAATGTAATCTACTAATTTTTTATTGCCTTTCCAGATTTGTTTTATCCTCAACATATTACTTGACTCCTCGCTGTCCTATTGCTACAATAGGACTATGGTTATTAAAAAATGTTCTATTTGTGGTAAAAGAATTGAAAGATTCCCTTGTCAAATCAAAAATAAAAAAGATTTTGTTTGTTCTAGAAAATGCTCTATTAAATTGTTTATTAAAAATGTTCCTAATGGTAAAAATCATTATAGATGGAAAGGAGGACGAAGAAAAAGAAATGGGTATGTACAAATCCTTTCTAAAGATCATCCATTTAGAGACAGCCATGGTTATGTAATGGAACATCGATTGGTAATGGAAAAGAAACTTGGTAGATATCTTAAACCTGAAGAAATAATTCATCATATCAATGGTATTCTTAATGATAATAGAATTATAAATCTTGAATTGACTACGCAAAAAATTCATGGTCATAATCATAACGTTGGTCAAACTCATTGGAAAAATAGAAAAAGAAATAAACTTGGTAGATTTAACTAATCTTTTTTCACTTGCCCATATTCTTTTAAGTCTCAGCATTATTACTCCTCATAAGGCTTTTCGGGATGCCTATAGTTTATTATAGGTATCTTTATCCTAAAATTCAACATTTTCTTGAAATTCTCATAAAGTAAATTCATCGAACCTTGAGCTTGACTATCCATATGTTCCTGAGTTTCTTTATGTTTATTAGCTTTTAAGTATCTAGCAGCACAGCCATGCCGATTCTCTATCTGGCAATTACGCCACTTTTTATGGTAATATTGGCCATGATAAGAGTAAATTGGGATTCCACACTCAGTCTTTATTAATCCTCTATCTTTAACGGCACGAATATATGGCTTGAGTAATTGCTCGTTGGTCGATAACCATTGAATCCCTGCCAAGACAACTGTCTTATCTGCTGAGCCAGCTTCTAACAAACATAAATTCATTGCGTCCATATCTGGAGCTTTGAAATTAGTGCCTTTCATTTCATCAAAACCGTCCATAAATATAGAAAAACTTTTAGCTAAGCATTCACCCCATATCTTCATATCAACGAACAGCGGACAATTACATAAATCAACAGGATTATAATAACCCTTCGGCATTAACCATTCTCCTTTGAATTGATGGTGCGGATCATCGTAAACTTTATTCTGCTCTTTACCGGCACATAATACCAATCCAGTCTTTGCTGCCATTGTAAAGTAATGTATTGGGTTTCGGCAGAATATCATATCAGCATCTAAAACACATATTGCATCATAAAGTTTACCTATCTTATTTGCAAACCAATATCGCTTACGACAAACAACTTCACTAAGACCATGAGATTCTTTTATTTCTTCCTCACTAATGTCATGAAAAATAATTCTATAATTAAGTAATTTGAATTGGTCTTTAACTATCATTGGAATTTTAGAACCATAGAAATGAACGTCTTGAGTATTGCCAACATAATCTAAAGAATTCAATTCGGCAACAACTTCTGGAAGGTATCGTATATCTGCACAAACTACATACGCATACTTACTTCTAGGCTCGTTACATTCTACTGAGAAAACTTTTCCAGGGTTTGTATTTACTTCTTCCATTTGTTATCTCCTTTTACATTATGCGTTTCATAAACATGCAACCTCTACCACATGGCTCAACGTCAGGGAAAATATAATAATCACGATAACCTAATACTTCGTCAGCGGCTTTCCTAACATCCTCATGCCACTTATCAACACCATCTAAATAAAAATCATGTCCAACAAACCAACCACCTTTTTTTACTTTAGAAAGCCATGCCACCATATCTTCTTTTGCATCTTTATACCAATGACAAGCATCAACAAAAACAAGGTCCAGGGAATTATCTTGAAAATCTTTAACGGCATTTATTGATTTAGCACAAAGAAAAGTGCTTATATCAGAATATTCTTTTGCAAGTTCTAAGCATTGTTTCGAAGGTGAATGATCTATCATGTAGTAATGCTTAAATTGTAAAGGGCTACCCATGTTTCCTTTATCAAAGAAAGAATGATGTTCTCTCAATATTCTTTTTGCAGTATCGCCTCGATAAACTCCTACTTCAGCTATTTGCTTTAAATTATATTGTCGTATCAATAACGTCAGCAAATCCCAACGCATTAAATTCTGAATTGGGAATAATTTATAGCCTTCAGTTAGTTTCTCAAATTTTAGATTTCTTTTTATTTCCCACATATTAAAATTGTTTAATTGTTGTAACCCTAGCACCATGCAACACCTTGCATGCCATGTCTGCATGGAAAATACCTATCTCAGCTATTTTCCTAAGATCATATTTATTAATTAAAGTCTCAACAACCTCCCACCTAGGAGTTTCTATTTTACCAAACAGTTCTTTCATAATCCTCCACTGCTATTTCTGGACGCATTGCATTGAACTCAGCCATATAGTCACGAATTAAATTCCAGTTAGCTATTGTGATTGACATGTCTTTTCCAGGATTATTCCTTAGCTCACTATTAGCCCTTCCTTTCTGCCACCAACGGTTGTGGATCCCTCGAAGCCTAACGTCATTATTCGTTAAGATATTATTTCCGCTTCTACGTAAAGGTATATTATTAAGATTCTTTTGGAACGCCCATATATGACGCTCAAGAGTAATCACTTCTTCAAAAGGAACAGCTGCCTTTACAACATTGTTGAGAATTATAACCGGATGGTTTCTATCTCCCTCTAACTTCTGATCCATTGTCTCAGCAACAGTGGAAAAGATATTCTTATGTGTTGGATTTGCAAAAATGAATTGGTCTGTCAACGAACACTGCCCTCTATCAACAACAGGAGAATTTCTTGCGTATAAATCTTCTATAGTGTTAGAATAATTGAAATGTTCTGTTAAAACAAGACAGCCATCAGCAGCCGCTTTGAAAAGAGCTGTCATATTGCTTAAAGGCATATGGTCTGCTTGAGTGTGGCATATAGCGTCATAATTATTAATAACTTTCTTTGTCATCAACCAAGTTGCGATCCAATGCCTATCAGCTATCTTATTTGTTCCCTCGATCAATTCTGGTATAAACGTCCAATTAACTTTAAATGGAAAAGAGCAAGATATTTTATTTCTCATTTCTGAAGGTATATTGGCATAAGCAACTTCCCAATCAGCTCTTACCCCAAAATGAGCCATAGCGTTCATGGCACTTATCATACCGAACAAATATCCACCAGTGCAAGAAAGTGTAAATGCGTATTTCATCGTGCCCCCTCATGTTTGAATTCTTCTTTTAAAACCTTTTTATGGCTGATAAGACCCCATTGACCGCCTCTCGGAACTTTCCAATTGCCCCAGAGGTATGTTAAAAATTCTTCTGGCGGATTAGGCACAAAATACTTCTCTCCTTTAAATTCTATTTCTTTCAAATTGTCAAAGTATTTTTGAGGATATGGTATATACAAATCATATCCGTCTTTAACAAATCTGTAAAAACAACGTTCTCCGCCAAAAGAAAAAAGAACATAAAAATCTATTTTCTCTCTATGCTCTTTTCTTGCAATGTATCCAGATGTTCTGCGACCATCGATTGTCTCACCGAAACAAGTATAGTAACCCATTTCTTTAAAGATTTTCTCAGCTTCAACAAACTTATCTGCATCTTCGAAAAGAACACCAACGTCAGCATCATCGTCTAGCCAAGGGAAATCATGATCGCGGATAGCCCCAACTAATGTTCCGCAGAATAAAAAGAATTTTATTCCTACTTTTCCAAAGACTAATCTTAAATCTTGTAAATATTCATTAGTCCTCTTAAAATTCATTCGTTGAGGATGACCTTCGTATTTCTCCTTACTGGTCATTTCTTTATACAACGCGTCGTGCGAAGACCATTTTTTCATTTTTTACCCCAATTAATCTTATCCCAGATAAACTCATTAAATACATAAAGAAAATGTTTGATTAGAATATAAGTAATGGTTATTTTATTCATAGTCTGAACATCCCCAGTGACTATTAAGGTGATTACACCTAGGATTAGAAAACCTAGTATGCTCTCATATGTAATCATCTTTAAAATTTTTCTCTTTAAACCAACAAAATCAGTATGTAAATAAAATCTCTCATGTGCCCAGAATACAAAAAAGAACACTCCATGATGTAAAAAAGTTATCCAAGATGTTTGTACCCATTGTCTAGTATAAAAATAAGTTACGGCTCCAAGTACGAGCACTCCTACAACACGCCAAATTGCACTTTTTACTACCGACCTTGTTTCAGTTTCTTTTATTTTAATTTCCATTTTATCCCCCCGGTATATTCAACAGCGTTGTAATTATTATTTGGATCTAAATCTCCTGATATCCATATCTCGTCTGGTATTACTGTGCATTTTTTATTTAAACCTAACCCAGCGCAACCATTAACCATTATTAGAACTATTGCCATTATTATTATCCGCATTTATCTTCTCCTTAATGTTTGTTGAACTCTGTTCACTGAAGTAAGGCATTACAATAACTCGACCGCCAATCGATTTCATAAAGTTATTAGCTGGATATTCTGAATGCGAAGTTGACTCAAATAAGATATCTGGCTTGGTTGCCTTACAATTCCCCAAAGGACTATAGTCATCCTGACATATAGCACAAGTTACAAACTTCAAACTGTTTATAATGTAAATGCGTTCTGCTAAAGACATTATTGGGCTAGGCTTCTTTTCCATTACTGCCTTCTCCGATAATACTCCTACAAAAAGCGCATCACATAATTTTGAACAGTTTTCAAGATGTAATAAATGACCTGTATGAATTATATCTCCCACTACGTATGCGTAACCTATAATTTTATTTTTCATTTTACTCATTAATATTAGTCATTCCAAAGTTTCTTAGAATAATCAAAGCCTTCCATTTTTCTAAACATACCTAATCCATAAATACCTTCATCCAAATTAATATGTTGAATATCTATATTTTCTTGTTTTATATATTCTAAAATCCTTTTATAACCTTCTTCAGCCGGACCTCGCGTGTCGTGCATAATCCAATAGCCTAAACCATTACCTTTTAATAATGGCCAGAGAGTTTTAAACTCATGAAATACATGAGTTGCTTCATGACAGCCGTCTTGGAATACTAAATCAAATTTAGTATCTTCAAACACTTCTTTCCCCAAAGTTATTGTGTCTATTGGTAACATAGTATTCGGAAGATTATGGTCAGTTAAAATTTTTTCTACTTCACCTATCTTAACAATATCTATTCCATAATACATAACGTCTTTAAAGTTATGCCTTATAGCATTATCTCTGACACCATTAGCCATATACCATGCTGAATAACCTTCTGCGGATCCTATCTCTAAAACTTTCTGACATCTGAATGCTCTAATTAAAAAATAAAGCATACAGCCAAAAAAAGAATCAGTCGCATTTATATTAGTAAAATGTGCTGAATGAAATAATTCCATTAGCGGTGCTGGGTATTCTTTAAAGTATTCAATGTCTTTAGGATGTTGCATTTTAAATAAATATTTCCTTATTATTATCAATCCAATTTATAACTTTTTTTATACCTGTAAGTGTATGAATCTTAGGCTCCCAATTAAGAATTTTTTTAACCTTAGATATATCTGTAATATATACCTTTTGATCAGACGGCCGCCAATCAGCATATTTCAATTGTGTAGATCTATTCGTCAGAGATTCTAAGTGTGTTATGAATTCCTTTAAAGACTCCGTATTCTCAGAACCTCCACCTATGTTGAAAACATCTGACTTAACATCGCTATATATAAATTTATCAAAAGCATCTACTAAATCAGTAACATAAAGAAGATCTCTAACTTGCTTACCATCGCCAAAAATAGTTATTTCTTTCTTTAATAAATTAGCAATTATAAACCAAGCAACCCAACCTTGATCCTCAAAGCCAAACTGTCTAATCCCATAAATACAAGACATTCTAAATACACCAGTTCGCATCCCATAAATATGTGCATATTCCTGAGCATATAAATCTCCGACTAATTTAGAGACACCATACGGAGTATGTCCTGTTAAATCAACAGGCAGAGTTTCTTTAACTCCTTTAGTACCTAAATAATTATATCGTGTCCTTCCTTCTTCTAATGGTATCGTGTCTACATTCTCGCCATAAACTTTATTGGTAGAACAATAACAAAATGTAGCTTTTGGATTTATTTTTCTCAAACACTCAAGAACGTTAAGAGTGCCGAATGCGTTTATCTGAAAATCTTCTATCGGCATTCTTGTAGAACTAGGAACTCCCGGCTGGCCAGCGGTATGTATAACTGCATCAACACCTTTACTCATAGAGTTGTTTACATCTTCAACATTTCTAACATCGCCTTTTATACGTTCAATATTATCAAACGAACCTAAAAAGTTCCAATTAAACTCAACTGACTCTTTATCATATCCAAATAACTTAGAGCGCATTAAATTATCAAGGATAACAACAGAATCTCCTTTATTAGCAAAATGTTCCGCACAATGACTTCCAACAAGACCTGCTCCGCCAGTAATTAATATTTTCATATTTTTTTAGCTACGCCTAATCCTTTACCGTCATGATTCTCCATGAAATTAAAAGAGGCATTGTTATTTGTTTTAAACTCATCCCATACATCTTGGAGTGAACAGCCGTCAGGTGTTATATCATCAAAGACAATGTAACCGCCTTTTTCTATTAATTGAACTGCATTAATTAAATCTTTTCTTGCATAATCTTTATCATGATTTCCATCAACAAGAATATAATCGAAAGTTTGCTTTCCAATAAATTTAGGTATTTCATCTAATGAACTGCCAACAATGAATTTAACTTTATCAGTTGGAATATTCAAATAGTTCAAAGCATTTAAAACGCCTTGAGGCGTTGCTAATCCATCATTAAACAAATCACAAAGTATTATTTCTTCTAAACTATCATAATTAGTATAGGCTGATAATAATTGGCAAATTGATATACCAGTGCGTGTTCCTATCTCTAATATTCGTTTAGGTCTTACATTAGCACCAACCCACTGCATAAAATGATACGTATCCATAAATGTATCTTTACGCTTATTCAAATGCCAGTGATACGCCTCGAGAAATGTATCGCTATCATTTAACTTCTTTAATATCCTTAATATATTAAATATCGAAGATGTTGCTTGTGGAGAATTAATACCGACAGGAAAAGATTCAGAAACGGTTATTTTATTAACATCTATAATATCTTTGTTTAAATTGCTATTATCAGCGTTTAATATATTTGGAACTGCAGTGTTATCACCAGTATTCTCAGGAACAATAGCGTTAAGAGTCACTTTATCCATTTTATTTACTCCTTCTTTTTGGTTAAGAATAACCGGGTTTTCTTTCTCATACTTCAACACTCCACCTAAGTAATACAACTCTACCGCTCGCGCGATGTCCTCCGGGCGAATTAATTCCATGCACATTGGATTACCTTCAGAAGATTTGAACGTGCATTCTTCTATCTTTGACCGCCAACAGCCGTCATACTTTGCACATTTAATTGCGCCATTAGTATATAGGAAGCGATGATCTGGATTTAATTGCCACCTAACCCCCTCTCTGGCGCCGGCAACCACTACGCAAGGCTTACTTAACGATGCCATTATAACCATTTGCAACGAAACTGGGCATATAGCCCCTTCTGCGTACTTAGACAGTAGAAACAGTTGCCTTAGGTTAGTTTTCCCCCTTAAATCCAATACATTGTCCAATAGTGGGTGGTTGTGAGCTGTATGTCCAACTTGAACGACTTGAATCTTATCTTTTAGCAGATTTACCACTTCTTGATAGTAAGGATAGTATTTTAAGGTGTAGTCATTCTTGATTCCAGCATTTATCAGCCAATATTTGCCTTTTATCTGCCTAGGTAGTGCCAATTCCTCGTTTGAAAAGAAAATATCTGGCTTCATACCTGTTCGCGGTATTTCAATCCCTAGCTTCTGCGCCAAAAACATTCGATGCCCATCAGCAAAAGGAAGCCCTGACATGCCAGAAATATGGATAAGAGGGTAGTGGGATATAATATATTTAGTATCTTCCACCAATATCGGAGGAAGGTTGTCATTTTTCTTTAATTTCTCGATAGCCTCATTGACTTTAGCATTATTACTTATCGGTATTTTTTGAATATAAGGATTATTATTGAATATCTCATTGCATGGCGAACGAACGTCAATCATATACTTATTAGGGTAAGCTTTATACAATGACCGGATCGCCACTGACATTATTAAAATATCGCCCGGGGATAAATCGTTTACTAAGACTACTTTCTCTTTATCCATTATTCCTCGTCGTTGTAGTAACCCAATCAGATTTCTCGAAAATCAATGAATGCACATCGCTTCTTGGAGGACATTCAATCATTTCATCAATTTTTAATGAAAAACCATACAATCTAAACAATGCTTTTAGTAAATCAACTGTATAATAATGGAGATGCTCGCCCGGCTTAAAGTGTTTCCACGAATTCCACCTTATGCTATCAGGTTTAATCGGAATAGTCATCGCAACAAAATTTGTCCGATTAATCACATTCTCAATATCAGTAAAATCCGCAATATGTTCCAGCACATCCCAAAGCGTTACAACGCTATACTGAATCCTTCTTATCCCTGTCTGCGGAACAGGCATAATATCGAAAGTATCAATGTTATTCTGCCTAATGTAGTCAGGCTTAAATGCAGCAAACCAGCCCGGACCGCACCCATAATCAAGAACTGTTGCATATTGTCTAGCGATTTTATCAATCATTGTATATTTTGCGACAAAATTCCACCGCAAGTCATTAATTTCCTTTGCTGTACACGTATGAATCTTCAAAAGATTGTAATAGTAATCAACATTATATTTAATCATTTTATCATTTCCTTTTGCTATAAGTTAGCTGTTCTACTCTTAACCCTGTATCTAGTGTCTTTTCCAAACCATTTAGCATCGATTTAGCTATTCTCACCCTATTATCCTTGCTAATAAGGACGTTATTCTTGAAATCACATTTGTGGTGGGTAACATAAAATATTCCTTCCAACACCACGAACATCCCGAATGTATCAGATCCTTCATCGACGTCTATCTTAATCTGTTTTTTTACCATTTGTCATAGATATTTGATGCTTCCATCAGATAACTTATAACTTCCAGAAGCATGAGTTTTAGTAATTGAGTTATTTACATCAGTAGATCCTTTATCTGCCTTTCCTTTCAACCCATACAAGATAAACCAAGGCGCTGAGGGTTTTTGGTCCTTAATCCTTTCAATACAAACTGCACTCAACTCCTTTGATCTCTCATCTATCTCGTGACGCTCGACTATCCTGTCCAACCGCCCATCCTTCAAATCAAATAGGTCGTGTTTCAATATCTTAATGGCGCCATGTATAATTTGCTTTTCCTTCTCTAGATCTTCTAGTTTATGCAATGTTTCTAAAACAGCTGATTTTATTGCTGCTACTTGGCTTTCTCTTAGATCTTCTCTTTTTTTTCCTAATGTACCGTTTTTATCGTCCATTATTCTCCTTTTTAACTTGGTTTGATAACGGCAAGTATATCCTCTTCCTTTATAATCTGTAATACTTTATCTTTCCCTTCTATATCTAATGGTGGCACGATAATCTCTGTGCCGGCGAACTTCGGGAAAATAACCAAATCCCCTTTGCTTAGCCGAATCTTTATAGCGCAGTCACTCGCTATTGAAACGACCCTACCTTTCGTTGGTGCTTTCTGGCTGGCAGTCTGCGGTATGAAAATCCCACCTTTCGATACACTTTCCTTTGCATCTGGCTCAACTATTATCCGCTTATTTAACGGTTCAATTATATTCATACTTCCTCCTTTTTGCTTACAAAATAAAAAAACCCTGAATTATTCAGGGCTGAACTTTTGCTTTCATTTGTTTTTATCTTATTCATTATATTTTCTTTTAGCTTTTATCGCCACATAGGTCTACACTTTTATCAATACACAAAATATATACCAAATTTGATGTTAAGTCAAGTGTTTTTTTGTTTTTTTTATAATGCTTGGAATTCTCGCTATACCTTTTTTATGGGAAATCAAAGTCTAAGCTAAATATAAAAGTAGGGAAATGGAAAAAAGGCAATAAGGTGCGAACGATTTTTAGTTGAGAGAGAATGTTAGATGTGCTGAAATGAGAGTTCTAAGCTATATAGGGGAGAGGAGGTGCGGATTTCTTATAATCTTTTTTCTAACTTTTCATCTTATAGCATACATATATAGTTATGTCAAGTAATATAATCCCAGCGGTAAAAAATATATATTGACAAGATATATATATATGCGATAATGATGTATCAATATAGTTCCTTGACAATTAGTGTATTTTTTTTGGGATGCTTTACAAACAATAATAAGGCGGTACCAAAATGGCTAAAAAAACAATTCAAGATTTATTGGCGGATGCTAAGCTACTAAAGGAAAAACAAAAAGCATTAAAGGCGGAGATGCAGAAGCAGAAACAAGTCATTGCTACTGAATATCGGGATTGCTTGAGCGACAGCGACAAGGAAAAACAGCTTGAAGAGGCAAAAACAATACTTGAAACAGCTAAAACAGACGTCGCAAAACTTAAAGCGGAATTCAAATTATCAATGGTTGATATCCGCGAAAAAGTAGCTTTCGCTAAGGAGATTTTAGCTTTCGTTAACTACAAGAATGATGCAAGTTTAAACAAACGCAAGCAAGAATTTTTGTTGACAGATAATAGTTTAACTTTAAAACGTGAAGGGATTAACGATATCACTATTGATGTAAATAATCCAAACTGGCAGAAAAACTTCAAAGCTAAACTTGCATTGCAAGGCATCAACGGCGTTGACAGAGTTGCGGACAATATAGTTTACAAAGCAAGTTGCTTAGTAAAAAGTAATGTTTCGGCGTAAAGTAATAGTTAAAAATTTTTAAAAGCATCCCAAAAAAAAATACACTGCTAGACTTTCAAGGCAACAGAAAAGACTTTCAAGGCAACAAAAAAGCTATTACTTTCAAGGCAACAGAAAAGATTCTAAGAGCTAACTCCAATTATCTCCAATTATATCTGTTATTAGGAGTTTTAAGTTATATTTAAACCAAACGTTTTTTTAAAATTGCACTCTTATTGTATATATACTATATATAGTAAAGTAACTTACTATAAATATATTATTATATTATATATAATAGAGGATTAAATGAAGCATTGAAGTAATGCGGGAGCGCGATACCTCTCCCCTCCCCTCATTACAATAACGAAGTATCAAAGAATATCAGCATAGATTAAACAAAGGAGGTTTATGAAGAAAGAGAACATAGAAGTAAAGAGGATAACGAAGGAAGAAGTTAATACGTTATTTCAGCTATTATATAGGCTGGATGATCATCTTGAGGTATATTGCAATAATAATTTAATTGCAATGCAAGCAATACAGCTTTTAAACTCTTACGGATTATACGGAAGCTAAAAGGAGGTTTAATGAAGGTTAAGAGTAACCACTACGAAAAAATGAAAAAGGATATATCTCAAGTGTTAGTGCATAACAAAACAACGGTTGAAAAAGAGTTGAAGTATTATATCGACAATAATCTTGGCAAAGATAAAGAGAAGAGATTACGCTGGGATTTATTATATCTTGCAGGGTTGAGCAACTTTATTGTTAGAGAAGTTTATACTTACGCTTATGACCAACACGTTGATACTGCTTTAAGAAATATAATCAAAGAGTTGATATAATTAACCAAGGAGGAAAGATGGATGATGAGATGTTAGCGTGGTTATTTCCAGAGAGTTATAGGGATTGAATAGCGAAACGGCGGATTATCTCCGCCGTCTATGTATAACATACTGATGAGCTATTTAAACAATAAAGGAGGTGAGGAAAATGTTTATAGCGTTAAGAGAGTTGATAGAACATAAGTTTTATTGCCCTTTCTGCAACCGAGAGATTCATCCAAGTGAGGAAACGAGATACGGAGTATTTTGTTGCAAACAAGAATTTTGGTTATCTCAATGTAAATCAGCAAAAGTATAAGGAGAAAAAATGAGCAAGAGCAAAAAACGCTTACTAGCTCTTATCTTTCTGCTTATCTTTCACACTTCGAGTTATTCAGCGAATATTGATAAGCAAAGAGCAATAAGAGCAATCATTGGTGAAGCGAGTAATCAAGGTTATATCGGAATGGTTGCGGTGGCTTGCGCAATACGGAATCGCGGAACATTGAAAGGAGTTTACGGAGAGAATGCGAAGCACGTCAGCAACGAGCCTCAATGGGTATTTGATCTCGCAGAAAAAGCGTGGCTTGAGAGTATGAACAAAGATATTACTTCTGGAGCAACTCATTGGGAAAATATTAAAGCGTTCGGAACTCCTTATTGGGTTAAGGATATGACAAAAGTGTATGAGTATAAAGACCAAGTATTTTACAGAGAGGAATAAGAGGTAAAGAAATGAAACAAGCAGTTCTTGTAAAAAACCAAGTAGAGCAACAAAAGTTGATTAAAGTAAAAATTCATAGTTTAAAGTACGAGATAAATAAACTCCACGTGCAACTACACTCATTCGACTTTAATTATGATGTGATTAAACAAAAGAGGTGATATGAGAGATTTTTTGGTTCCTCGATACAAATCAGAGTTGATAAATGCTTTATCTCTTGCTTGCGGATATAGCAAGAAGAGATTAGGCAAAATGAGTAAAAAGCAGTTATATGCTCTTTACTTCAAAACAAAAAGGGGGTAAATGTGAGTATCAAAGAAGTTATAATGAAAAGAGATGGAATCAGTGAACAAGAGGCTGATGATTTGATCTCCCAAGCGAAAGATGATTTTGATGAAAGGTTATCTCAAGGAGAAATGCCTTTCGGAATATGTCAAGAGTGGTTTGGTTTAGAACCTGATTATATAGACGAGTTATGGTAAACAAAAAGGAGGGAAGAGATGCATTATAGAATGATAGTAACTATGGATAAAGAAAAAGCAAATGACTCCAAGGAAGCGAGGCATTTTGTTCAAGGTTGGTTGGATGAGAATGGCTTCTGCGGGCAAGGGAGATTTGCTTCAGGAATGGCTGATTGGTTTGTTATAGGTGGGAGATGGTCAGGAGATTTATCATCGGTGAGATTAGATAAAGTAAAATTAAAAACTTGCGTTGAAGAGTTTGAAAAAGATTTTGGTTGGAATACTAGCGCCGAAGATACAGAAAAACAGAGAAGAGAACAATTTGCATCTATGTTCAATAAATACTTTCCAGACTATACAGGAGTAATTCCTTTCTGGAGAGATAAGTATAATCCTATCGGAGAGGAAGATGATGCTCAAATAATTGATAAAGTATTGTATGACAACTTAATTAAAGAGTTGATTGCAGAAGAAGAGTACAAGCATTTCTGCGATATAGAGGAAGATGAGGTTGATTTATCAGAAGAGCAATTAGTTGGTAAGAAGTGGGCAGTAGTAGTTGATTATCATAACTAAGAGATGCCGAAACACCTGCGAGAAATCGCAGGTGTCAGCCGGAGATACCGGCTCTGACGAGGTAAAAGAGTTCAGCAAGTTATCTGTGCTGATATAAGAAAGAGGTATTATTTGTTATCTCAGCATAAATCTATTCTAAAAAGGAGGTGAGGAAAAATGAAGAAATTATATTGCGACTACTGCGGTAAGGTAAAAGAAGAGGTATCTTTTTTTATCGGAGCATCTACTGACTACAGAGATTGGGTTATGTGGGAGGGAACAGGAAAATTATCTTGCAACTGTGAAAGGTGCTTCGAGTTAGGGAGAAAAGATAGTGAAAACGCAACAAAGAGTTTAGTTAAAAGTTAAAAGGAGGTTTATATGGCTCATAATTTAAATGAGAATGGTAACAGAATGTTTTACACCGGAGCGGTTCCTTGGCACGGATTAGGAGTAAAGCTCGATAATCCAGCAACAGCGAAAGAGGCAATTGAGGCATCAAAGTTGGATTATCAAGTTAATCTCCAAAAGATTTATACAGAGGACCGAGTAGAAATCGAGAATAAATTCGCAACAGTTAGAATTGACACAAACCAACCTCTTGGGATTGTTGGTAGCTCATATCAACCTGTGCAAAATACAGAGTCATTTGATTTCTTCGATTCAGTAGTTGGAGATAAATTTGCAATGTATCATACTGCCGGAGCTTTAGGTAAGGGCGAGCGAATATGGATACTTGCAGAGCTACCAGATATTATCGAAGTAACGAAAAAGGATGTTGTGGAGAAATATCTTTTACTCACGAATTCACACGATGGCTGTTCAGCTTTGAAGATGTTCTTCACTCCTGTAAGAGTAGTATGTCAAAATACTCTTTCCGCTGCTCTGTCCAGAACTAAAGACGGAATCTCCATTAGACATACAGGAAATATTAACAGCAAAATAAGAGAAGCGCAAAGAGCATTAGGAATAGCAGTAACTTTCTACTCTGACTTTGAAGAATCGCTAAAAGCATTTGCAGGAGAGAAGGTAAGGGATGAGCAAGCAGAGGTTTATTTCACATCTCTTATCTGTGGCAAAGACGATTTAGATATATCTCAGAGAAAACAAAACCAAATTGGTGATTTAATGAATCTCCACAACCGTCCAGAATATTCAGAGAGTAAAGATACACTATGGAGTGCTTACAACGCAGTTACTCGTTACGTTGATCATTTTAGAGGTATTAAAAACAACAATCCCTCTAATAGATTACAGAATATTTGGCTCGGGAGTGGCGCAACATTAAAGATGAAAGCGTATGATACTGCTCTGGCTTTAGTAAAAAATTAAGGAAAGAGTAAAAAAGGAGGGGAAATGTCAACGAGAAGCTGTATAGCGGAGAAAACAAAAACTGGATTCAAAGGAGTTTACTGTCATTTTGACGGTTATCCTACTTGTAGAGGAAAAGAGATATGGGATATATTGATGAAAAAATTTATATTAAACAAAGGAGTAATTGGAGTTTCAAATGACGGAACTCGTGCTCTCCGATCTTTTGTTGATATTTATATCAAGGGGCATCGTGGAGGTTGGTCAAACTTTCCAGAGAGTTGCTATTGCCATACTCCTGATTTCGTTATGAGAGATGGAGTTCCTGACGGAACAATGAATGAAAAAACAGCAGATGCTCTATTTATAGAGTGGGTATATGCAATTGATGTTGAGAAGAAAACACTTACTATCTATGTTCAGGGTAGAGCAAAAGGAGAAACTAAAGAAAAAGGAGTGAATGGGAATGAATGGAATTCTCCAAACTACGCTCATTGCTTCGTTTGTGAATTGGATATAAATCCAGATAGTAAAGAACCAAATTGGGAGAAAGTAGAGGCAGACGGAGCGAAAGTTTCAAAAGATATGTCTGAGTTATATTCAACAAAAGTTAAAGTATAAAAAGGAGGTACTAATGGAAACAGAAGAAATTAAAGAGATCGGGATTGGAGATAAAGTTATGGTAGATGCAACGATTATAGAGATAAGGATATTGGAAAGAGGAACAACTTATCGCTTGAGAGTTGATAATGATATCTCTTATTCAGATACATTCTCAGCAGATAGAAAAACTATTACAACTATTACAACTCTACCAGAAAAGTAAATCTCGAAATATTGGGGAGCGGAACAATACTGCGAGGCTAAGTGCCTTGGCTCTACGCACTCCATTATATTAAGGAGGGAAAATGAAAACAAGAGTTACAAAGCAATTGAAAGAGAAAATGGGTTTAAAAATAGTTAATGGGCAAATAACAGATAAATATGGAAGAGTATTTGAAACTTATATTGATGACAAAGGGTTTGAGGATATTAAACCTTGCGGAGTTCAACGAGATATGTATAAATATAAAATCACTAAATAATAAAGGAGGTAGAGATGGAAATCGTAGAACAGAAAGAATATAAAGGTTATAAAATAAATATTTATCAAGACCAAGACCCGGAAAGTCCTGATAGTAACGGAGATGAAGTATTATTTCTCGTTGGCTATCATAGAGATTTTTATGTAGATACTAATGTTAATAAAAAATTAGCAATATGTATAGCCAACGAAGGAGTGGACGAGTATGGAGATAATGACGAAGAAGCTCTGAAATATATTAAAGAATATTATATCTTCAGACTAGAGGCATACATTCATAGCGGAGTTAGCTTAGCTCTAAAGAATGAAGGAAATTTTCCCGATCGGAGATGAGATGTGAGCCAATTAGGATTAGTGTTTGTTAATAAAACAGAAGCTAAAACAAAAAAGATAGCAAGAGGTTTAGCTCTAGATTTGATTAAAACTTGGAATGATTACTTGAGTGGTAACATTTATGGATTTATGATAGAGGATGAATTAGGAAATGAGAAAGGTGGATGTTGGGGATATTACGGAGATTTTGAAGAAAGTGGATTATTAGATAATGCTAAAGCAGATGTAAAACAAGATAAAAAAGAGATGAGTAAACTTTGGGAAATAGCTCAAATGGTAACGTAAACAAAGGAGTTTTATGGAAAGCAAACAAATAATAAAGTTTGATGCAGAAGAGATAAAAGCATTTAAAAAGGTTTATCCAAATTTATCTAAAGAAGAGGCTATATTAAATTGGGCTCATAGAAATGGATATTCTAATTGTGATTTAGAAGTTAAAGGAAATAAATTAACAATAACAGAAAGATTTTAATTAAAGAAGGAGGAAAATGGAGTATTATGTCTTACAAGTAGTTAATAAAAAGTTTAAATTTTTTATATTTAATGCTGATACTAAAAAAGATGCAGTAAAGCAAGTAAAAAAAGATTTAAACCACACCGGAGAACAATGGTTGAAAATGATGTCAGAAAAAGAGTGGAGATCACTCAGAAAATTAGCAAGTGGAGTATAAGGAGGTGAGGAAATGTTAACAGTTAAGAAGTTAAAAGAGCTAAAGAAGCATTTTATATTTGCAACCGGAACAGCTATTGATAATGAGTCTGGTTTATTTATAGCTAAAACAGGTAAAGAACTTCGTTGGGTAGCAGTAACAGGAGAGATTGGTGATTGGACTATTTATTGTCATCTCTCTAATCATAATGCAGAATGGATACAAAAGCATGGAAAGAAAATTTTCGGAACACACCATATTAAAATGTGTGTCAATTGTGATTATGAAGCGTTTAAAAAATATAGATATTAAAGAAGGAGTTAATATGAAAAAAAAGGAAATGAAAATGTTGCCGATTAACATTGTTGAGGGAGAGATAACTGGAATAAGCATTGAGTGCAAGAATGCACTTCCTAGTGTAAGTATTAATGTATCTCTTATTGATGATTATGGGAAAAAAATAACTACAGTTGTAATGACTACAAAAGAATATTACACCTTAGGTAAAATGGAAGTTTCTATGAAATCTTTATCTTTGATAGGAGATTTAATCAGAGAATTAAAAAACTGTGCTATTCAATATATGAATCAGCAAAAAAAGATAATAGATACTAAGTAATATAAAAAATTTAAAGGAGGTGATGAGTTGATTTAAATTGCTGAATTAAAAAAAGTGAATATTGGTAATTGGGTTATTTATGATAGTGGCTTTAAAAAAGAGCAAGGTAGAATTAAATCTTGGAATAAACAATTTATCTTTGTTGTTTATCATTGTGATAATCTATGGAATAAATTCCGAGACTATACTGGAGCTGCTACATGCCCTGAAGATTTAACATTTTTACCACAAGTTTTCCCACAAGAAGATGATAAAGAATGAATAAAAAGGAGGTGAGTATGAGTAAAAGTGTGGAGATAGAATTTGAATACGCAGGCAAAACTACACAACAATATCATATATTTGTAGTTAAGAATAAGGAGTTATCTCCAATCGTGTTCCCGAAGAGGATTTATTTGAAGAAAGATTATTTTAAGAAAGAACTCGCTGTCAAGATGACAGTAACACAAGGAGATTAGTATGGAATTATCTACGGTAACAATAGACAAAATAATTGTTGGAGAGAATATCAGAAAAGATATTACGAAAGAAAGTTTATCTAGTTTGATTATCTCATTAAAAGAGAAAGGAATACTTCAACCTTTATTAGTAAGGAAGAATGGAAGTAAAATTGATTTACTCGATGGTCATAGGAGATTCAGCGCGGCAAAGTACGCAGGTCTTACAGAGATTCCTGTGTTATCTGTTGATGCTGAAAAAAATGATAGAGTTGAGTATCAATTAGTTGCAAATTTACAGCGCAAAGATTTAAACCCTATTGATGAGGCATTGGCATACAAATCATTAGGAGAAAACTACAAAGCAAAAGACATTATGGTAATCACTGGTAAATCTGAGTATCGTGTAAAGAGAATATTGTCACTCCTTGATTTATGTGATGAAGTAAAGAAAATGATTAAAGAAGGTAAAATCTCCGCAGATCATGGATTCGTGCTTACAAGGTTATCTGATGCTAAGTACCAAAAGCATTTAGCTAATGATATTATTCGCTACCGATATTCTCCGGTGAAAGCAGAAGGAGAATTAGAAAACTACTCGCAAAGATTAGAAACTGCTTGCTTTAACAAGAAAGATTGTAAAACTTGCTCATTTAATGGCAGTACATACGATGATTTGTTTGATAGGAGTAATTCTCTTAAAGGAAAATGTATGAATAATCTTTGTTTCTCAAAGAAAATAAGAGAAGTACAAAAAGAAAAAGAGGAAGCGTACAAGAAAAAAGGCAAAAAAGTAATAATATTGAAAACCGAACCTCAATATGGGTCAAAGGATGCAGAGTTATTAAAAGACATCGTTGATTTTTCTGGTTATGAAGGTAATGGATTTCCGGCAGAGCAATTCAAAACAGAGTGCATAAAAACTTGTCCAACATTTGCTATTATTATCGGACCAACCGGTAGAGAGAAACAAGTTTGCTTGAATAGAGATTGCTTCAAACGAACAATGCGGAAATCAAAAGCAGTAGAGCGTAAAGCAATGTCAATCAAAACAGGTGATAAAGAAATAGATGCATCAGCTCAGTATGAAGCGAGGCAGAAAGCAAACAGAGTGGATATATTTAAACGACAATTCTTTATATCTGAACTCAAGGTAAATGCTAAAGTGGTGCAAATTAATCGAATATTGCTTGACCAACTCTTTGATATGGAGTCAGGAGCAAGTAATAGTATATCTGGTTATCTTGGATTTAAGAAAGATTTACCAAATTACGAAGTAAGAGGAACAAAAGAGTTTAAAAATTTCTTATTGAAATTAAAAACCGATGAATTGCTTAAAATTGTTGAAAAAGTTGTGTTAGATAGATTGAGTAAATACGAAACAAAAGAATTAGAGGATCTTGGTGAAGAAGCCGGTATTAATATCGGTAAGAAATTCAGAATTACTCAAGAATATCTCGAAAAATTCTCAAAAGCTGGTTTGCAAAAACTGTCAAAAGAATTGAAACTTAAAGTAGGTAGCTTAGCTTGGAAAGAAAAGAAGGGAGAAATTATTAAAGAAATGTTAGGACTTACAAAAACAAAAGTGCCAAAAGAAATGATAAAAGGGAGCTAAACAGTGATAGTAATTCTTTGTGACGGATCTAGTAGAGGTAATCCCGGACCATCATCGATAGGAGTTGTAGCTTGGGATCGCTCTAGAAACTCAAAAATCATTCTGCCTAATTATAGGTATTGTGCTGATATTGGCATCAAGACAAGTATGCAGGCAGAGTGGTCAGCGCTAATTGCAGGGATGAGGTTTGCTAATAAAAAAGATAGAAAAGCTGAAAAGTATATCTTTTCTGATAGCAAAACTGTTGTCAATCAAGCAAAAGGATATTGGAGGATTAAACACAAAAACACAAAATTGCTCTATCTAGAGTTTATGGAATTAAAACAGCAAGTATTAAACTTCAAGATAAGTTGGATACCTAGACAATTAATCCATTTAGCTGATAGAGCAGCAAAAACTGGAGGGATAAATGAAATGTCCATTTAACTGCGAGAACAAAAATGACATTCCAGAGTTAAATGATGCTGATGAGCATTTAGTAGTGGTAATTAATAAGACAGGGCATATACATACTCACGGACCTTTTGCTAATGAATATGTTATGAACAAAATAGTTAACACTTTGCTCGTAGAAATGAGAAAGAATGGAATTACTTTCACACTATTAGGAAACCAAGACAAAGATTAATAAAAGGAGGATTATGACAAAAAAAGTGAGCGCAAAAGACCGCAAAATTAATATATTGGTGGGATTTACTCAAAGCGAAATTACATTCCTTGATAGGAAAGTAAAGAAGAAAATTCCCGAGATAGCATCGCGGTCAGCGCTAATAAGATTGCTTGTTAGGAACGCAATGGAACATCCAGAAATATTGAATATTGGTTAATAACCTAAACCGTTATACCGTTACGAGTATTGTAAAAAAAAGCCCTTGACACGAAAAAAAGCAATGTTATAATGGATTTTCAATAACATTCTATTAAAAATCATTTGCTTTGATTCGCAATACTCGTAACGGTATAAACAAGGAGTTTTCATATGTTTGTATCTGTAAATAATGATTCGGCAATCGTAAAATGCCTGTTTGAAGAAAAAGAATTAGTCAAATCAATCGGAGAATATAAGTTTCATAAAGCAACCTCTTCGTGGGTATTCCCAAAAAGAAAATTAATAGATATAATAGAGCATCTAAATATTCAATACGATTTAGATACTAAGATTATATACCAACAATTACGCAACGAGAAACAAAAGTACCACGAAAAAGTTAACCTCGCTAATAAAATAAAAATAAATGATTGCTTGATTGATAAGTTAGGTAAAACTGATTTATCAATGTGCTATCAGCATCAAAAGAAAGCTATTGCTCTTGCTGCTATGTTTGATAGCTACGCTTTGTTTATGGATCCGGGGCTCGGCAAAACATTAACAGCTATAAAACTAATAGAGCATTGGAAGTTACCGGCAATCATCATTGCGCCTTTATCTACATTAGAGAGTGTATGGGTAGCAGAAATAAATAAATGGAGTAATCTCAGGTCAATTGTGCTATGGAATAATTTGAAAGAGTGGAACAATGATTACGATGTATATATTATAAATTTTGAAGGGTTTAAAAAACTATCAAAGATAAAGAAACCGTCTATTGAGAACAAAATAAGTTGTTTAATAATAGATGAGAGCGCTAAAATAAAATCACACTCATCAGCGATAACTAAAACTATTCTTGACTATAAAAATAAAATAAAACATAGAATATGTTTAAGCGGTATTCCAGCGCCTAATAATTTATTAGAGTATTGGGGTCAAATGGCGTTTGTTAATGATGAGCTACTTAGTGATAATTTTTATAAATATAGAAATAGTTTCTTTTACTCAACAGGTTACGGAGGTTATCTTTACCGCACAATGAGTGGAGCCAAAGAGGCAATAATGGATAGAATATCAAGACAAGCATTCTCTTTACAAAAAGAAGATGCATTAGATTTACCAGAACAAATATTTGAAACTAGATTAGTCTATATGGATAAGGTGCAAGAGAAAGCATATGAATCAATGAAGAAAGAGAATGTTTTAGAATTTAAAGATAGTATTACTCTAGCCGCTAATGAATTATCAAAGATATGTAAGCTTAGAGAGATAACAGGAGGATTCGTAATAAATATAAATGGGATTCCTGTTAAAGTAAGTGATTCAAAAATTAAAGTATTAACTGAAACAATAAACTCAATACCTAAAAATAAACAAATAATAATATGGATACAATACCATTGGGAATCAGCAGAGCTAAAGCTCTTATTAGGAGATGATGCTGTATTATTAAACGGCACAATACCTCAGAAAGAAAAGATTAAAAATATACAAGACTTTCAAGCAGGGAAAAAACGTTTCTTAATAGCTCATCCGAAATCAGGAGGGCATGGATTAAATCTCCAACAGTGTAGTTATTCTATTTGGTATTCGTTATCTTATAGTTATGAGGAATACGTCCAAGCGTGCGACAGATGCCACAGGATTGGTCAAAAATATAATACTACATACTTTCAACTACTTGCTAAGAACTCTATTGATGAAGTGATATATAAGGCATTAAAAACCAAACAGAACCTATCAGAATCATGTTTAAACATGTTAAAGGGGCAATAATGAATAAAGGAACTAAGTGCCGTAAATGTGGAAAGAAAGAGGAAAATTTACCAACTCCATTAAATAGTCATGGTTTGTGCAATGATTGTTATAATTCTTTTTTGCCTTACTTTAGAGAAGCAATGAAAAAGTTTATAGCAAGTAAAAAAAGGAGGTAAGTATGGATGCAGAATATTTTCATAAATTATATAAAAACATGGTAGAAGAAGAGATCAAGGTTAGCTCAGAAAAAGGTAAAGAATATACTCAAGGCGATAAATTAGATAATTTTAAAAGATTAGGTAAAGAATTAAACATAGATGCAAAGTTAGTATTATGGGTATATCTCAAAAAACATTTAGATTCTATTTGCAGTTATATCAGAAACAATCAAACTTTTTCAGAAGAGCCAATTGAAAGTAGGATTAAAGATGCAAGAGTATATCTAGCATTGTTAAGAGGGTTGATCGAAGATGAAGAAATGAGAGATGGATTATGAGTGAAAGAAAATTATATCAAAAGTTTAAGGATAAGATAGCGAAAGCAGACCCTAATTGCTTTTGGTATAAAATACCAGATACACTCAATCTCGGAAATAAAAAACCATTTGACGGTTTCTTAGTTATCAAAGGAGTTCCATTCGCTATTGAATTCAAGAGTGCTGACGGTGCATTAACTTTATATCAAAGTTATCAAATGACAGCGTTCATGATTGCCGGTGGAGAATCATTATTATATATTGATAAACAAGAAACATTGAATGAGTTTATTGATAAGATAATGACAATAATAAAGGAGAAATATAATGGATAAGCTATTTCTTTTTTTGTGTATATTGGTATGTTTATTATTAAGTGTAGTTTTCATGTGGCTTATTTTAGGTTGCGCTCCTATGCATAAGCCATATGAAAATTATAGAGTAATTGAGATTAAGAAAGATAATTTAGAACATAAAATATATTGTTTGGAACAAGGTTTTGATATGAGATTAGTGTGGAATGAAAAAATAAAATAAAGGAGGTGAGGAAAAATGAGAATCTATGTTCTATCTGCTACGTACGAGAATATGACAACAACGTTGCCAATACCAGCAAGAGATAACTTTAGCGCAAAAGTAGCTGCATCGCGGAAAATTAACGCTAGTTATGTTTCTGATAAGCGTTATGCAAAAGGGGAGATTACGCTCAAGAATCAAGAAGGAAAAGCAATCTGGACAATATCAAAAGAATAGTTTTAGGAGGTGAGTTGAATGAATGAAACAGAGTTACTTCAGTTAGTCCTTGATGCTAGAACAAGAGAAAAAGAATTTACTGTACTCTTGTCAGATGCAAAAAAGGTGAAACAAGAAGCGGAATTAGCTCTAATAGAGTATATGGAGAACAGAGATTTAAAGTCATTTAAAAGCAATACTTTGAATTGTTCTGCTGTCCGAAAAGAAACGCTCTATGTTAGTGTTGACAAAGATAAAAAAGAAGAAGCTTTAAGGTGGATTGCTGAGGATTGCGGCAGGTCAGATATGATTAAGTCAGCTATACATAATAAAACCTTATCTTCCTTTATCTCTGGTCTACTAAAAGAAGGAGAGCAAATTCCGGATGATCTATTTAAATATTTCTTTAAACCAGAGTTAGCCATAACATTAATGAAGTAAAAAGGAGGGTAAGATGAGTGAAGAAAAAAAGAATGAAGTAACATCTAACGAATCACAGAATCTCGAATTAAGAGTATCAGGAGGAACAGACAAATCACACGTTCCGGCAGGTTTTGAGGCAATGGACGAAGGAGATATTAAAATAGCTCGGCTTGGGCTTGCTCAAGGATTATCTCAAGTATGCGTTGATGGAAACGCAAAAATGGGAGAGTTATTTAATAACTTAACTGATGAAGTGTTTGGTGATGAATTAGAAATAATTCCTTTGTTCATGTTTAAAACCAGAGCTCAATTTGATCTTGAGCGCGGGCTTGTAATGATGTCTAGAGATAACATTAAAGTAACAATGGCTATTGAGGAATATGAGCAATTTTTAGATAAACCTGTTGAAGAGGTTCCCGGTTCAGCTTGGGAAGGAAAAGAGCCACCTAAATTCTCGCAGGTTTACAATTTTCCTTGCATACTTGTTGATAGACTACAACAATTCCCACTCTCATTGTCGATGATGAAAACAGCAATTAAAACAGCGAAAACATTCCTTTCAATGGCGAGGTATTCTGGCGAAGATATGTTTGCTAGAGTATATAATCTTTCCTCAAAGATTGAAAAAGGAACAAAAGGAACTTATGCAGTACCTATTATTAAATTCGTTAGGAGATGCACAAACGAAGAATATGATACTGCAAAAAAGATGTTTGATTCGCTTTATAGACGTAAAGCTGACATTGACGTTGAGTTGACAGAAGAAAACTCTGAGTAATCCATCTTTTCCAACCGGCGTTAGAGCAATCTAGCGCCGGCGTATTATTAATAATTATAATTTAGGAGATAAAATGAATGACATTAAACAATTTTCTGAACTCTTTTCCGGAAGAGATGATGCCTATGGGCGAAATAATTTCTGTCTAAAAGAAAAGCTAACATTAGAAATATATAAAAAACATATAGACGGAATGCAAAGAATGGGTATATATCCTATTTACAATAAAGAGTTTGTTAATTGGATTGCAGTAGATTTAGATGAGAATAACTTCGAGAAAGCATTAGCAATAAAACAAAAATTAGAAGAGTTAAGATTAAATATTTATATTGAAAGAAGTAAGAGTAAAGGATTTCATATCTGGTGTTTCTTCAATGAAAAAATTGAAGCTATAAAGCCAAGATTAGTTTTTGAAAATATATTGAGTGAGATGGGTATTATCTGCGAAATCTTTCCTAAGCAAGACAGCGTTAATGAAGCTCATCCTTTTGGAAACTACATTAACCTCCCTTTGTTCGGTGGAGATGCCGGGAATGATAGAACAATTTTTGTAGATGATGATAATAAAACATTTATAAATAATATTAAAGACCTTTCTAAAATTAAAAAAACAGATATTACTCTAATAAAAATAACTATTATTGGAAAAAGTTTAGGAAGAAAAAAAGTAACAATGCTAGATACAGGATCCGATAATAAACATTATATCCCAAGCAAAGAGTTACCTTGCATACATAAAATAAAAGAAGGAGTTTCTAAAGGTCATCGAGATAATGCCTGTTTCAGATTAGCTATAAATTATAAAGAAAAAGGAATGTCAGAGAATGATATTCAAACTCTAATAGCAGGCTGGAACGAGAGAAATACACCACCTCTACCTGAAAGAGTTCTAATTAAAATAATAAACTCTGTCTTTAAAGGTGGTTATAAAAGCTATGGTTGTGATGATGCGATAATCCAAAATTATTGTGATAAAACAACTTGCCCTCTAACAAGCTCACAGATGAGAAAAGAGCAAATAGATAAAGGCATCATTACTATGATTTTTAGAGATAAAGAAATAATGGTATTTAGAAAGAAAGATTATGAGTTTAGATTAGCTAACTTTGAATTTATGAAATCTGGAAATTTTAAAGTATCTCTTACATTAAGCAAATCAGGAAAAATATTATTTAAAGATTCTATTAAATTAAGTATGGCATCTAATAGAGCAAGATTTGTTAAAGCATCACAAGAGGACGAGATAGATTCTGATTTAATTAAATTAGAGGATCTAGTTAAAAAGCAATTAGAAAAAGAAGAGCATGATAAATTAACTGCACCTAAGCAATTATATATAATGACAGAAGGTGAAAAGAATGAAGCAATAAAATTCCTTACGGAGAATAAAAATGTTTTATATAATGTCATTTCTTTAACAAATAAAATGGGTGTTGTTGGAGAAGAAATAATGAGGCTAATGGTTTATTTATGTTATACGTCAAGAATAACAAAAGAGCCATTATCAATAACAGTCAAAGGTGAAGCTTCTAGTGGTAAATCTTTTTCGTGTCAATGTATCCAAAGGCTTATACCGGAAGAAGGTTATCATTTCATTACGAGAGCAACGCAAAATGCTTTCTTCCATTTACCCGAGGACGGAATGCAAAACAGAATTATATTTATCAATGAGCTTCCCGGCTCAGAAGCGGCTGATTATTCTATAAGAACCGCGCAATCAGAAGGCGATTTAATTTTAATGATGCCTGTTAAGGATCAACACTCTGGTCAAATGGAAACTATAACAAAGAAAGTTAAAGGACCTGTAGGATTTCTTATCACAACTACCAAAGCGCAGATGTTTGATGAAAATGAAACTAGAAACTTTTCAGTATTTAGTGATGATTCTCCACAGTTAACACAAGCAATAGGTGATATAACTATTCGTAAGGCAATGGGAGAAACATTTAAGTTAGATGAAAAAGAATTAAATCTCTGGAAAAATATACAACGTTTACTTAATCCAGATTTCAAGATAATTATTCCATACGCAAAAGAGGTATTTTCTGTGTTCCCTGATAAACCTGTAAGAATAAGAAGAGATAGGGAAAGATTTAGAGTGCTAATTGAAATAGTGACAATACTACACCAATTCCATAGAGAACAAAAAAAGCAACCTGACGGAACAATACATTTAATCTCTACATTAGCAGATTATTTTGTAGCTAAAACAGTAGCGGAATCTATATTGACATATACTATATATGAAATAGGCCCATCAGCAGAACAGCTTTGGAAAGCAATTAAAACAATGAGTGATAATTGGAAGCCAGAAGAAGATGAAAGTTATGAGAATGAGTTTATTTTTAAATATAAAGATATTGCTGAATATATGGATTGGAAAGTAGATAAGGTTAAGAAATGGATGTATGTTTTAATGAGGGCAAATCTTATTGAGTATTCTGAAAAAGGTGCAGGCGGTAGAGGTAAAGCTTCACAATTTAGAATATCTAGACGAGGATTAGAGTGGTCAAGTTCTACATTAGGATTTCTACCTAAGATAGAAGATATATATAGTAAGTTTCCTTGTGATAAAGATACATTTTATAATGCAATAACTGGTTCAATAATAAATCCAGAAGTTGCAGATGCTCCTGAAGGATTGATCGACAATGAGGGTGAGAGTGTAGAAGCTGTAGAGGATGATGAGAGTGTTTCAAAGGAGTTAATTGAGGGTTAAAAGCGTTCAGCATAGATTTTTGGGGGTGCGTAACGGTATAACGGTTTATTTTTTTCCGTTTTCAATAAAATCAATAGTTTTTTTGATTTTGCTAAACCGTTACAGCATTACGTTTCCGCACGAACAAACTATTTTTCCATATATCCTTACCCTTAAAAACACCTTTTTCAAGTTCAATATTTATGAAAAAACGGTTATTTCGTGCGGGATTGTAACGGTATAACGGTTTAGGAAATTTACATAAGTGTTTGATACCAAAAGAAAATGCAGTTTTGCTAAACCGTTACGCGTTACGCGGAAATCGCTGATTTGAGGGTAAAACAGCATTTTTACCCTCAAAAATGTTACATCAAAAAAATGCTACATTTGAAGGAAATTTTGAACAAAGAAAAAAACCTAGCATGGAACGATTGCTGAACAAATAAAAAGGAATTGTAAAATGAAAATGATAAGAATAAAAGATAAGGCTTACAAATATTTAAAACATATCTCTAAAGTAAGAGATGAAACTATGCCGGAATCATTTGAGTATATTATTGATGTATTTCAACAGATACCCAAGCACGCTATTATTCCGTTATCTAATGAACCCAATGCGCCATATATGACGTGTAAAGTAGCATTCTATGAACAAAATAAGCATAAGCTAGAAGAACATCAAAGAAAGTTTTTTGAAAGCGCAAAATCCCATATGACAATATTTTTTAAAGAACGGAAAAAAGAATTAATGGTTTTTAAAGCAACATATGCTCTAACAAAAAAATCAAATTTAAAAGATATGATTAAAAAATACAACAAAGAATATTATGTAAAACGAAAGGAAAAATTACAATGAATAAAATAGCGGAGTTTAAAAAAGCATATGAAAGGTTTTCTAAAGCATTAAAGTATATCTCTGAAAACGAGAGTGATTTAAAAGCAGACCAAAAGAAATGGAAAAATGTAATAAATAATTTCCAAACAAAGTTTGAGGATCCTCTAGAAGCTTCATGGAATTCTTTATCTCCGACAGAAAAAAGAAGGTTTGAATCTCTATATCTTCATAGAAAAGCAATGCAGAATGAATTAGTAAAAAAAATAGTAGAGATGTTTAACGGAACAGTAGTCAATGATTAGTAAATATAATTGTAAAGATTGTTTATATAGCTCATATGTTTTATTTAAAAAACTATTCTCAAACAAAAGATATTATTGCAAAAAGAAAAAGATATTTATTAAATACACCAAACATAATTGGTGTTTAGATTATAAGCGAAGGAGGTAAATTTGGTAATTAAGGGCGATGCGTTGACAGTATTAAGAACTTTTAAAAGCGAAAGCATAAATTGTATTATTACATCTCCGCCTTATTGGGGATTAAGAGATTATGGAACAGCTACGTGGAAAGGAGGCAATAAAAACTGCACTCATGCAAATGCAAAGAAAAAAAGTAGGTATGATTACTCATTAAAATCAAGCCCGATACAAGACGGAAATAGAAAAGGAACAGATGCGCCGAGGTGGAAAAATATTTGCCCTGATTGCGGCGCGAAAAAAATAGATTTCCAATTAGGATTAGAACCAACATTCCACGAATATGTAATGAGGCTATGCGGAATATTTGATGAGGCTAAAAGAGTATTAAAAAGAGATGGTACTTGTTGGGTTAATTTAGGAGATACTTATTCAATTAAAAAAGGTAAAGTATTTTTACCAAGTAAATGCCTATGCCAAATTCCCTCTCGCTTTGCAATAGAAATGTGCAATCGAGGGTGGATACTCCGGAATGAAATTATTTGGTATAAGCCAAACTGTATGCCGTCAAGTATTAAAGATAGGTTTACAGTAGATTTTGAGAAGATGTTTTTCTTCGTTAAGAATAAGAAGTATCGATTTGAAACTCAGTATGAACCAATGTCAGAAACTACAATAAACGATAGTCGATTCGGAAAAGAAGTAAAAACAGAAAATACTAAAGATTTTATGAAAGCAAATATGGGAAATAAATCTAAAGACCCTGCTCAAACAAGAAGAAGTTTCAAAAATCTAATAAATAAACCCGGTCGCAACAAACGAACAGTATGGAAAATAACAACTAAGCCATTTAAAGAAGCTCACTTTGCTGTATTTCCTGAAGAACTTATAGAAACACCGATTAAAGCTGGATGTCCTATAGGAGGAACTGTTTTAGATATATTTTGTGGCTCAGGAACAACAGGAGTAGTAGCAGAAAAATTTAGTAGAAAATTTATCGGAATAGAATTAAATCCGAATTATATAAAGATTGCAAATAAAAGAATAGATCAAGAAAGGAGATTATTTTAATGGCTAGAAGAAAAGATATAAACCTATTGAGAAGGAAAAACCAAACTCATTGTAAGTGTGGAAAGCAACTAAACAGCTACAATAAATATGCTCTATGCCACGCTTGTTTGGCGGTATCAATAAGAAATGATAATAATTTGTGTAGGAAATGAGTTATTTTAAATGCCCAAAATGCAAGAAGATAATCAAGCGAGATGGAAGGACTAAATTGGTTAAAGGGAGAAAGTCTTTAATAAGCTATTGTGAAGAAACTGGGAAAGATGTTAGATGTAAAAAAATTGATAATAATTTGTGTAACACGAGAAGTTTATTCTTGAGCAAATACGCAATATGCGGAAGGAGCAAAAATGAAATTATATGAATGGGAATTTAAGTTATTTGAAAGAGATGGCATTTGCCAAGTAAACATGAAGTTAAGCACGACGATTAAGAGTAAAGACTATATGAAATTGCAAGAAGGTATTACGCAACTTGTTCAACAAACTGAATTAAAAAAGGAGGGTATTTAAATGTATAAACTAAAAGAAAAACATAAAAAGTTAATCCCAGCTCATAACAAATATTGGATTGACAATGCCTTGTCTACTAGAAGGATAAAGGAAGAAGAAAAAAGGGTTGTGGATTAAGAAAATAATGGGTCGGTGTGGCGTTTGGGAAACGCTGAATTGGTTTAAATGGTTAAGAGTGTGAACCACCAGTAAGACACACATCAAAGCAGGTTAAATTCCTGCCACCGACCTTTAAATAAGGAGGGATGTATGAGAGAGATAAAGTTTAGAGCTTGGGATAAAGTAGATAAGATAATGTATTGCAACGTACAAACTGGGATTGTATTTGATGATGGAAGCCACTATGATTTCAGGAGATTTGTTGGTCATCAAGAATTAGATGATTATCATAAATGGGAACTTATGCAATACACAGGATTAAAAGATAAAAACGATAAGGAGATATATGAGGGGGATGTGGTTAAAGAATATCGTAATGTTTCGAAGATTGAATGGAATCACGATTATGCTTGTTTTGGGTTTTATGAACCGACATCTTTTGGTCGTAAATTTATAACATTTAGGATTGAGCCTGAAGTCGGAATAATCGGAAACATATATGAAAACCCAGAACTATTAATATGATACTAATTATAAGGAGGGATGTATGAAGATAAAAGTAATTTTTGAATATGATGAAACAACCTTAGGAGGGAGTTGGATGAATATTTATAATCTCAAGTTGTTATTATACAGTAAGCAATGGAATACAAAAGAAGATTTATTAAAGATTATATTTTATGAGGAAATAAACAAATGATACTAATTATATCTCTAGTAATAGCATTATTATTAACTTGGCGTTATTGGTATAAATTAAAAAGGAGGTAGATAATGAACAGTGATAATGGACACATTTATGATTTAACAAAAAAAGAGATTCTTAACGTAAAGGGGAAACTTATTCCATGGAAAGTTGGTGAAAGGGTTGAAGTTAAGGAGTGCTTGTTTGAGGTGGTAGAGATTGAATGTATCCCAGTTGATAAAATAGTTTTAAAGGGCTTGGCTAAAACCCCATACTTTGGGGAAAGGTTATCGGAAGTGGAAGAAGAAGTGGAAGAAGAATTTAATGATAATAGCACAATGTCAGAAGGTTTAAGGGGTTTTCTTAACAAGAAACATTAACTTGGCGTTATAAATTAAAAAGGAGGGGTTGTGAATAAAACATTTGAAGCAAACAAACAGAAATTCGAGGTTGGGTGTGTGTGGAAAGGGAATGAGGGTTATTATCGTAGAGTGGATTATGTTGGAAATGAAAGAATAAATTGTGGTAGTTGTTGTGGAATATTGAAAAGAGCAGAAGAAACTGAATTTAGTGGTGCTTCTTGGTCAAAAGCAGACTTAGAAAATGTCAACGCCAAAATAGTAGCCTATGCTAAATGTGGAGTGGATAGGAATAATGATGTTGTTAGGAGACATGATAAGGTTGAGGATGAGTATGGAGATATAAGAGAAGTGTTAGGAGCTATAGATAGTTCTAATGATGGGGTAGGTTATTTTATTTTGCGTAAGAATGCTAGTACTGGGTGGATAATAGGTCAGCAACACTGGTACACCCTCATAAAACCAAAAGAGGAATCAATCAAAACAGGAGATATAATCACAGCAGAGTTAAAGGGTAATGTTTATAAATTGAAGGTGGTAGAGTGAAAAAAGGAGGATGATATGACGAAAAAGAAGTTACTCAGTATCTTGGGGGAAATATCTACAAAAGATGAGGTGATCGGAATAGTTAAAAGTAAAATGCGGAAGAATATAGCGTACAATCTTTTACAAGCAGATACTCCGATTGAGAGGAAAAAAATTAGAAATGGTTTACAAGAGGCTATAAATTTCATTAAATAGTATGACAGATAATAAGGAGGTGTTCATGAAAATAATTTGGTTGGTTCTAATCTCGATGATGATTATGGGTAACTGTTTTGCAGCAATTAAGTGGATAAACGGATACTCAAGAAGTAACGGCACTTATGTTAGTGGTCACTACAGAGATACGTCTAATGACGGCAACCCTTACAACAATGCTAACTACTTAGGCTATAATAGAAAAACATGGAATGTAAATAGTGGAATGTAAAAAAGGAGGGAAATATGAATAAAGGTATAATGATGATAGTGTTATCAGTGATTTTATTTTCAATCGTTGGGTGTTCAACAGCCGGACCATTCGTAACAAGCATTAGCTCAGACGGTCAAGGTAATTTAATTATTCAAAAAGGATATGCAGAGTTTAATTCTTTTGTTGGTGTATTGAATAACAAAGAAGCCGGAGAAACTAAGATAAGAGTTACTCCAGTTAATTAATAGTAGCTAAGAGGAGGTGATTAATGACATTTTTTCTATCGTGTATCAGCGCAATATTTTACAGAATGGGTGGATACGGTAAACCATTCAAATCTTGGATGAGAGATTGGCTCATTCCATTAGTAGCAATCATCTCTGTGTTATTCGTGCTTAAACTAAAAGTGCCTGGGTATATCCATCTCATATCTTACGGCTTGTTGGGAGCAAGTCTTACAACATATTATGATAACAGTAAGAATCCAATTAAAGATATGTTGGCGAGATTAATAAATTGGATGTATCCAGAGGATAATTTTTATTTACATGGATTGTTTATTGGATTAGCTTATTTCCCTTACGCTATAATTACAGGCTGTTGGCTAATGTTAATTGCCAGATCAGTTATCTTAGCTGTATTTATGGGAGGCTTAAACTATATTGTCAATAAATATAAGCTAAGATATTCTGTATGGATAGAGGAATTAGGGAGAGGTTTTGCAATTATAGCAACATTGCAAATATTATTACGATAATGCACGTACAATGTCACTTTTTCTAACAAGGATTAGCGTGGTGCTAATAAGGCAATGAATCAAAGAAATTATATGCCTAAATTTTAACGTGGCAAAATACGCCATTTCTGTTTGATTTAGGCATATAATACTTTATAATTCAAATCGCCCACCGATTCTAGCTCCGATACCAGTTCTAGAAGTAGCATTATTAGAAGTTTCTGAAAAGCCATACCCTTCCGCGAAGAATGTTGGTAACCACCAAGCGCGTTTTTTCCCTACTTGTTTTTGAGATTGTTGCGGAGTATATGTTACTGTTGAGAAACTTAGAGGCCAGACATTCAAGTGTTGAGATTGAGTTTGATCTTTCTTAAAAAATGCCCTATATATAGTAATTACTATAAAGAATAATATAGTAAGTGTCATTACTATACGCCACCCACTCCCCCATGCAGATATCCAGTCCGGTAATCCTTTACCAAACAAAAAGTATTTAAGGCTGAATTTTCCGTTTGCAGGTTTTTCCATTCTATTTCTTCTTCCAGTTTAATGTACTTCCTGTTAAAGAAAAATAAACTATTGACGCTAAAGCACCTACTACAACGCCAAAAAAAATCGTCTTGAAAAATATTATGACACATATTACTAATGCCAGTAAAACTACTACTTTAGCAACTGTCTTATTCATCTCGAGCCTCCTTTTTTCTTCGTATTATTTCTAATTCTAATTTATTTAAACTTACATTTAACGAAGCAAAATCTACAGTATCTTTGGAATCTATTATTTTTTTTAGTTTCCAACGTATAGAAGGTACATCGATTAAAAATAAGAAGATTTCCTCAAATATATCCATTTTGTTTTTAGACATCTTTTTATTTTACTACTGCTCGTTTTATTTCTTTAATATCACTTTTAATTTCGTCAATAGCTGTATAAGTATATTCTTTAACAAATTGTTGGGCGATCTCTAATGCTTTTAATGATATACAATTAGCGTTAGCTTTTGCAGTTGCTTGGCTTGCAACTGAGATAGTCATTCCCATTATTGCAATTACCATAGCTGATATTACAGCCGTTAATATTTTATTTCCTACATCATTCCTTCTAGTGACTTGTTTTCCATTTCCGTTTTCCATGGTATTTCTCCTGCTATTTTTTTTGGTACTTTATTTGTTAAGCTCCCATTTTTCATCCCTCCAATTTTTTTTTTAATGATTTCTCTTTTCATGATGTTTTTTTTAATATTATTTTTGTTTATTTCTTCTTTAGTTTTTTTTACAATAACACTATTTACAATTCTATAATTTTTATAATTATCCCAATCTATAAAAGTGCTTATAGGCACAAATAATTCTGTTAGATCATGCTTTACTGTTCCCCAAAAATTACTTATCTTTGCTGTATTGTTTGGATATTTCATTGCTAAATATTTTTCATCAGTAAATATAAATTGGATATCTCCATTCTTATTGTAACCTAATAACATTATACCTCCTCTGTTTGTAAATTTTTAAGATAAACTACATAATCAATGAATTTTGCATCATCAATAGTATAAACTTTTTTGTATGTTGATGTTGAATTATCATAACATAAATAACATGTTGCCGCGAATAACCTTACCGATGTAAATGTAGTGGCTCCTAACGGATCCCAAAAACCAATAGGAAACATATTATATAAAGTATCTTTAAAAAATTCAGGAACCCATGCTGTCATTGCACCTGTGGCATCATTACGAGAATAGTATGTTTTGCTAGTAGTATATATACTTCTAAAAAAAGCATACCCTCCAGCATCATCACCAATCATTTTTTCAGAGAACGAATATGTAAAATATCTTACTCTTATTTGAACTCCAATATCTTCTAATTTATATGAGCTAGTGCCGGGTAGATCAATATCAACACCGTATGTTGTATCGCCATTCAGTGCTTGCGGCATTGCTGTAGTTCCAGAGCTTATAATATTTGATACATTAGGAGTTATTATGACTGAATGACCTAATGTATCGCTTACTCTAAGACCGTAATCCATTAATCTCCTCTATACTTTTTCATATACATTATATAATCAACTTCTGAAACACCATTTGTTCCAATAGTAGCTACATCTTTTCCAGAATATACTAATGGTTTATATTTTATCCCTGTAGTTTTCATTTCTTTTGTTGAATTTCCCCATGATAATGTAACAGTAGCGTAGTTACCGCCGGCTCCTGTACTTTCAATAGCAGTTATATATCTGTAAACAGTCCATGTATTAGATTCTAATGTACACCAATCTTCTGAAACAGTAGTAATAAAAACAATAGCAAAAGCCTTATCACCTGATAGCCACGCATTATCTCTAAAATAACACCATACATTTACAACAATACAAACTGCATCACCGGGAGTTAAGTTAGTCAAAGGGCAAGCCCAAGTTCCACTTACTGATCCTTCTCCACCTCTTACAAAACTTGTATCAGATGCAACGTTGTTGCCTAATAATGTTGCACCACTAGGATAAGAAATTCTATATATACTACAGTTTGTTGTTACAGCAGCAATAAGTCTATAAGATGCATCGCTAGTTATTGTATATGTTTGGAGTGTTGAACCTTGTGTTTCAGATAAGATATACCCTGCTTGACCATTGACAGTTTGTGTAGTATCTCTACCATAAAATGTTGTAGTAGCCGCAGTACCTCCGGCAATATTTAAAAACCCATAATGCACTGCGGCGAATATTCGCATTGCTTTTGACGTGCTTCCAAACTTATCCCAACCAGCCAGTAATGATATTTGTATTAAATGATTCCACTTAGTTATATCTGATGCTGTCATATCTCCGGGTGTCCATGATGTCATTACCCCTGTATTTACATCTTTATCATAGTAAGTATAGCTATCGTCACCATAGAATACTTTCAAAGAATTATTAGTTGGATATGTAAACTCATGTACAGAAAGTCGATAATCAAAATCTCTTATTTGCACAATCATACCAAGGTCAGTATTATCAATATCATAATCTCCGGGTAGATCAATGTCTACACCATAAGTACCGTCACCATTTAAAGCATTAGGCAATGTTATTGTTCCAGAAGATATTATTTGAGCAATATTTGGAACAATTAAACTGCTGTTTCCTATAGTATCAAATATTTTTAATCCGTAATTACTCATAATTATGATTCTTAATAGTTACTACATATTCTATTTTATTTACTCCTTTATCTCCGATCGAATAAACTTTTATAAACTCACTTGCGCTAGCATCGTAAGCTAAATAACATGTTGCCGCGAATAATAATACAGATGTAAAAGTTGTTCCACCTTTAATATCCCAAAAGCTAACAGGGAATATTCCAGCAAACCCATCATAAGTAGTTGCAGTTGATGGAGTCAAATTTCCAGCAGTCCAAGAAGTCATAACTCCTGTTGCCTTTGCGTGCTTATAATAAGACATAGCAGAATCCATATAGCCAATATTTTGTGAAGAATATAAAATATTAGTTATCTTATATGTATGTTCAATAGGAGCAATTAAAACAGTAATATCTTCTTTAGGAATCGCACTAGTTCCGGGCAAGTCTATAACAACACCGTAAGTGTTATCAACATTTAAAGTATTAGGCATTGTTATTCTTCCAGAGCTAACAATGGTAGATATTTTAGGAGTAATTGTAGTGTAGTTTGAACCTAATGAATCATATACTTTTAATCCAAATTCGTTCATGATAATTTGCCTAGCTCAACTCTTAGTATGCTTGATGCATCATATACTTTTATTACATCATTAGCACCGTCTAATACTATTTTTCCAGCACTACCAACATTAACTGTAATTGTCAAGCTACCTGCTGTTATCTTATCAGCAGACAAATCGATAATATGAGCATTTTGAATAATTGCATCTTTTATTTGTGCTGATAAAGTTATTACTTCTCCGGCATAAACTTTCCTCGCGGTTATGATTTGATCGCCAAGCATACCTTCTGTAAACTCTATATATTTTACTTCTACAGCTGATGTAAAATTTCCTGCGCCAAAACCATCAACACCTCTTACTTTATAGTACCTAACAGGATGTAAAAAAAACTTAGAAGTTGTATCAGGAGGTGCTACCCAATTATCATCCATAGTAAACTTACCTGTAGCTGTAGCATACGCTGATACTTTTAATTCTTCACCTACTCCTGTACCAGATATTATTTCTATGTAACTTCCTTTCCAATAATCAGGCCCCCAACCGGCTAAATCTAAATCAGTAACGTAATCAGTATTTGCCGCGCCATTATCATCTGACATTCCATTCTGTGAGCTTTCACCTTGTATTGTGCAGTTACGCCCCGGTACTTTACCAAATAATTTTTCTTCTCCAGCCCAAGCATTAGTTTTAGAATAATATACATCATAGTATTCAATATCAGTTGCGGTATCATCAGTCCAGCATAAACGTGCTATATTAAAAACAATATCAGCAGTTAAAGATAATGGGATCGCCGGGGCAGCATTTACCGGAGTTATTTGGGCTGAAGTAATAGAATACTTACCGCTTGAATTTATTGATCTCAACCAATATGTACCCGGAGCTCGGCTAGAAGGAATTAAAACTTTTTTATTTGCTAACCCACGATATATTAAATGTGCATCATCAGTTCCAAAGTTAGCATCTTCATCTCTTATTTCATATCCAGATAAATCAGAATCAGTAACAATTGCCCAAGATAACTCTAAATTTTTACCCCAAGAGGAAGTGAAGCTAGAAACATTAGAAGGATTAGTAGATTTTCCAACTAATGTAATTGGATTTGAGATGCGACCTGTAGATATAATATTCTTTACTGATTGTGTTTTAACTTTAATATTATATGTTTGACCACTATTTAATCCGCTACTTATTCTAAATGTAGTAGCAGATTTATCTGCAATTCCGTATTGAGTATAACTACCTCCTGATTTTGCTAATTCAATAATATAATTGTTTAATAAATCACGATTTGTTGCCGGCGCAGTCCAACTTACGTCAACTACAACTACCCACGTTCCATCAACATTAACCCATCCAGTTTCCGATAAAGCAATATTAGTAACATCTACAACAGCTTCGTATGGGTTAGGAGGATTTCCAGAATCCCAATCATCGAAGGTTGATCCAAAACCATCATCTAATACAGAACTGTTATATGCATTGCATACATATTTAGCCCGCCCAAAATTCGCTTCAGTTATACTCATAATTCTAAACAATGCAGTATCCCAATTAGGTCTTGAATGCGTAACTGAAACAATATCATATTGCTCACAATGCATTGCTTCAATCGTAGATTCAAATTCACACCAAATATCATTTAACTTACCTTCATATAATATTTTATTTGCTTGTCTAGATGCTTGAGATTGTCTTATGATGCCATACATTTCGATTTTGCTTTCTCGTATTCCCCTTATGTCCTGATCTAATTCATCTTCTGCCCATGCTATTCTTTTAGGGTTCTTTATTTCTAACGGAGATATCCATTCTACTCCTATTTTATTATGTATTTCGTCTGACTTTCCATACCCATAATTAAATGTATCGTTATCTATATTATCCTCAGTAAATGCCATTACTGATGTTTCACCTGATTTTTCATATACTATTTTATAAGTTGCACCACTGCGTATCAATTGTGCATTGCAAGTAATTAACATTTTTGCTAAGTTATCTAATGCTGAATGTTTTGTATCAAGAGCAATAGTTAATTCATATCTTTCTTCTGTTCCGCCAGAACCATTGCTCACACCTTCAGCACAGTGCTCGTAAAAATCACCAAAGCTATCATCATCAATGAAGCTTGATGAAACTCCACACCCACCAAGCACTACACTTAAGCCCATATAATCACGAATTATAGCGGATGGATTTTTAGAAAATGCTTTAGAAGCAGTCCATTGATGTATTCCAGCATCCCAAAGAGCAACTTTCTTTCCTGTTATTTTAGCGCCTAATGTTGGGTTACTACTGACATCATCTCCGGCAGTTATTGTTGCGGCAACATAGCATACATCTCTTAATCCTTTAACTGTTGCGGATCCTCTTGCATCAACAGTTTGTGTAGAAGTTCCTGTGTATGCTGTATAACTACATCCAGATAAAGTTGCTATATCTTTTTCATCAATAATAATATTACTTACTGAACTCACTTCACCTATACAAAAACCGATGAATCTTTGTACAGTAGTCCCGGGTTCAGACTGCCATATTATATTTCCTCCAACGAGTATTGGGCCTCCATAAATTATTGGAACAATTCCTTCATTAGAAAAAGTGTTTTCTATACTTCGCGATGTATATTTTGAACCTGATGCACCTAACTTATCTGCTTTACTTCCAGAAGCTAATGAGTAAGCAATAGACGCTACGGTGAAAGCAGTTATAAAAGGATGAACCCATGCATAATCAACTATCATAACACCTATCGACCAAATTGCGGCTCCTATTGCGCCGCCTACTACTCCGGCATAAGCGTATGTAACGATGAAAAACTGAAAAAATGCAAATAGTAAAAGTATTTTTTTAATCATTTGGTCTATATATTAATGATATAAATTCTTTTAAATATCTTAATCTAGTAAGACACGATCCAACAACTCCGTCCATATGTAATATTTGTTTATTATTAATGCATACTCCTAATGATCCTACTTGTTTATGATTATCGATGACAACAATATCTCCTTCATCAATATCATTTATATCTACTATATCAGCAAAAGTATTTAAAACAGATGCCATTCTATTCTTATCTTTTTTTTGATTTCTAAATATTATATTTTTTCCGTCAGTAAATGGTAACTCTTTGTTCTTAACATATTTATAATATAAATAAACAATTCCTCTACAATCACAAAATTTAAAGTCTTTATGATTTAATTTAAAAGGGATGCCAATAAGTTTATTTAAATCTATCATTTTGTTAAAGGTATTGTATGGAATCCATGATAATTAATAGTATTAGAAAATATTGTATCACAAGAATTTAATGTTTTATCACAGCCACGATATACTGCAAATGCATCAGTAGCAGTTGGAGCAACGTCTAAAGCATAATCTAATGTTAATGTATGCGTAGATGAAACAAAATCTAATATCTTTCTCGATGAACCATTATTGTTTCCTGAAGTAAATGTAATTATACCCCAGTTCCAATAATCATCTGCTTGGTCTAAATTAACAGTATCTATAATAGTAGTAGTTGTTCCGCCTGTAACTGCACCTATTACTTTATTAGCTACTGCATCTTTATCTATTTGACAATAGCTATCTCCAAATCTTGCATTACATTCAATTTGGTAGGGCCACCCAGTTTCAAAACTTAATGACCCTAAAACGGGGGTACAGTTTGCAGCCATTTTTTTTCTAGAAAAAGATACATTCTGGATAAAGCCATCAAAAACTATTTTAGCATCTAAGTAAGAACTTAAATGATCTCTGAATATTAGCCTTGTAACAATTCGTTTATTTCTTAAATCATGAGCTGCTGCATAAACAGACATTGCTTTTGTGACATTATCTATTTGGTATCCAACACGCTCTATCTCGCCATGTGTACTTTTTTTCATTGCACTTCTTGACACGCCTACAGGAGTATATTGTTGTGATGTATGGCTAAGGTAATTAAAAAAATATAATGGAAAATAGAAGTTAATGAAATGAAGGGTATTAGAATCTTCGGCAGTTTGCGAACCTAAATAAATGTCATGTATCTCTACCGGCTTATGTTGCAGTTGATTCTTAATAGCTATTAACGTTGCAGATAAACTCAACATTTTAAACCCCCTTAACCGCTAGAGCTACTTGATGAACTAAAGCTACTTGAGCTGAAAGAACTGCTTGAACTAAATGAGCTACTTGATGAACTAGAACTACTTGAGCTGAAAGAACTGCTTGAACTAAATGAGCTACTACTTGATGATGAACTAGAAGAATCACTACTGCTTGATGATGAACTAGAATTACTTGAACTTGATGAGCTCGAAGAACTTGATGAAAGAGAAGATGAACTCGATGAGCTAGATGAGCTAGAACTTGAGCTAGATGAGCTAGAACTTGAGCTAGATGAGCTTGAAGAAGATCTACTTGAACTAGACGATGAGCTGGAACTCATTGAACTAGAAGAACTAGAAGAACTAAAGTTTCCTTCAGGAGGATTATAAGAACTCCACCTAATCTCTTTTAAATTAATACCGGAATGCAATAACTGATACGCGGCTAATTCTCTAGTTAATTTATCATCAGTAAACCTAACTTTAAAATAATATTCATAAGAAAGTAATATCGCGCCACTTGCCGGAATAGGATTGAATGTTATATATGATTTTTCAGTGGTAAAATTATTGCTTAAAGTGTAGTTTGTATTAGCAACGCCACCAACAGTACAAGAACTATTTGCAGAAACATCAACAGGAAAATTATGAAGTAAAAAAGCGGCTGTTACTCCATCAGCTGACCCTAATGCTTCATCTGTTATTTGATACTCGGTAAGAATTTTTAATAAAAAATAATCATAAGCGCCTAACCTTGCAATATAAAAATCCCAAATTACATTCATTGCTGTTTGGGTTAGGAATTTACAAGTAAGGTTATAATCTCTTAATCCATGATCCCATAAAGCATCGCGTTGTTCTATGCCACTTTCAGAATCACTTATATTGGTATTAAAACTTATAGTTTCTTTTAAACCAAATTCAGGTGTTAATGTTAGTATATTAGTATTAGCCATATTTTTGTGTAATTCCTCTTAATGATTGATTATCCATTATGCTTCTTCCGGAAGCATTTGCATAAATATCTCCGTTCTGCTGTAACCTTTCTCTGAATGATCGTTCATCAATAGTTTGAATATAATAATTATTTACTACTCCGCCGCCGCCGCCGGAACCTTCTCCGCGATTAAGCTTATTCAAATTATCTACACCTAAATTGCCCATTGCTCTTCGGTTTAATACACCCTCACCCTCAAGTAATGTTGCGGGAACTTCTCCTCCAGAATGAAACTTCTTTCGATACCCAAAACTATTTTTTGAATCCATAATATACCCACCAGAATGAGCGCGTGCAGTTCCTGCATTAATAACGGCACCAACAACCCCTCCTGAATATCCTAATAGCCCAGCTGCTTTTTGCCATATTGACATTATTATTAAATTAGCAATAATATCTGTAATAGTTTTTAACATTGCATCACCAAATGACACTAATACATCTTTTAATGATTCAAAATCTCCTTTGATAACCTTAAAAAAACCATCAGACATAGAATTACGCATATTAACAGCAAATGATTTCGTCATTACTTCCATAGCATCGTATTGATCTTTGGCATCTGTTAACGCAAGCTTTCGTAATTTTGTTACTTTAGCTTGATACCATTCCTCTATCTCTAATTTTCTAGCTGCATTATCTTCAAATACTTTTAGGTATAAAGCATACTCTTGATTTAATTGTTCTATTTGATAATCAGCTCGAGTTCTTTGAAATATTGAATATGTATCTGCCCATTCTTTTTGTGTTGCCATTTTAGCTTGTTCTGCTTCTATTATTTTACCTTGTTCTTTAAGTCTAATTGAATCCATAAATGATTGAATTTCTAACTGTGTTTTTCTTGTTATCAAAGCAAGTCTTTCTTGTTGTTTCTCTGCAATCTTATTTGTAAGATTATCAGGTTTCATGAATAAGAAATTTTTCCCACTTATATTCTTGCTAGTTTTAATTAAAATTTGTAACGATTTATCAACTTTGCTTATTTCTTTATCTAATACCATCATTGCAGTAGAAGCATTTTTACCAGACCACGTATCAAACATATCTTTCATTATTTTCATACCAGCCTGCAAATGAAATGTTTTATTAAGAAAAAAACCTAAAGCTTCTTTTGCATCACTCCAAGCGTTAGCCATCTGCGCTACGCTACCTGCATAACTTTTTATATCTCTTTGAGCTCTTCCAGCCATCTTTCCTTCTATCAATCCAAGAACCATTTCAAATTGTTTGGCTACAGACATGCTTTTAGGTATAGTAACTCCGAACAACCTAGATATTTGCATTGTATATCCAACAGCACTTTTTGCTATTAGCTCACCCGCTTCTGATAGGCTTCTTCCGGACCCTGCTGCAAAATCTACAACAGCTTGGGTTGCTCTTTTTAATTTAGAAGGTACAACTCCGCCTACAGTAATTAATTTTTCCATTACTTCCAATATTGCTTCATCACCGTATCTAGTTGTTTCTTGAAAAGCAGCAGACAATTCTTTAAGATTATTTTGCATAAATTTAGAAGCAGTACCTTGGATTTCCATAGCAAAGCTAAGACGCTTTACAGCATCTTCTTGTATCATCATAGCTTTGGTAGCTGATTTAAAAAGATTGATTAATGGTCCTAAAGCAAACATCCAAACAAGTATTATGTTACGCATAGAACCAATAGATCCTATTAGCTTACCTATTTGAGCGTTGTGGAATCTTGAAAACCTTCCTGCTTTTTCATGTCCTTGCGCCATTTTATCTAAAGCCATAGCAGTTTCAGCCCCAGTTTTTTGAAATTGGACTCCTACCTTCTTCATGGAATTAATCATTGCTGCATTAGCTTTTATGACTTTACCAGAAGCTTTATCAACAAATGTTGCTCTAACTGTAAAATTTTGATCGCCTACTGCCATATTACACCTTATGTTTACTGTTCATTACTTTTATCTCAGCTGATTCTAAAATGTCGAATATATCTAATAGTTTTGCTGGTTGCTGTGCAACACTACCGGGGAAAGGTAACAATCCTTTTTTATAATATTCATAATATTTTATATACGTTTTTACCTCTGGTGGTAGCATTTTTGCTATGCACCTATCCGCTGGCTTACCATCTATTAAATATGGCTGAATTGGTTTGCCATTACACCCACGAAATTTCTTTTGATGTTCATTACAATCGTGGCAATTAAGGCCTAAGCTTGACACCTCAACTGCCAATATTAGTTTTTTTCTAAATCTTCACCAACCTCGTTTTCACCCCAAATTATTGCGGCTAATTCATTTATTACAAATAAAGGAATTGCTCTCATAGTTTCATCAGCAACAACTTCAATTTCAATATTGAAAACTTTTTCTTTTTTTGTTTTAAACTCTAATTCTTTTCCATTGATCTTGAAGTTTTTAAATCCTTTTAATCCATATTTTAAGATAGTAAAATTATTTTGTGTATAATCAATATCTCCTTGAACGTAAACTGGTTTATCATCTTTTATCTCAATTTTACCAAAGCTTGAAATAAACTTTGATTTCATAATAGAGTCTAATGGACCTATTAACCAAATTGTAGGATTTACTTTATCCTTTTCTAATGTGTATTCTTTTGTCATTCCGACACTGATTGGATCTACCACGACACCCTCCTTTAATAACTATAGGTTGATTTAGTTCTTTTAGCTTTTTCTTTTCTCTCTTTCATCCATCGTCTAAATCTTTCTTTAGACCATTGCCTAGATTTTGCATCAAATCCTAAAAACGCTCTTATTATAGGGTATATTTCCTGATGAATATACCCTACTAAATCTCTTTTTGGTTTACCTCTAGGAATTATACCAACTTCAAATGCATTTTTACTTCTTTGATAAACATGAATTGCACGATACATAATTCCTTTTCTATACAATGCTCTTGTAGGATAGTCACTTCCTTCTCTTCTTTTATCTTTAATTGTTTTTACTGATAAACCTTTAAATGCGTGTCCTTTAATGCTAGTTTGTGTGCGTATATTCCTTCTTGAACTTTCAGCAATTTTTCTAGCAACTTGACCTAATGGAATAGATGCATCACTATAATCAGGATTAGAAACATCAATATCTATTCTGCATTTAAAACTACTAGGCATTCATATCCTTTTAAGCACTCTCACTACTAGAACTTGACGAACTAGAACTGCTTGAACTATTTGAACTACTTGAGCTAGATGAACTAGATGATGTTCCCATAGTAATTGTTATCTCATCATTACCCGCGTCTGAATTCTTACAAATTTCGCAAGTAGCACTTAACGCCGCAATACCACTTCTATCAGCTTCTTTTAATCCTGTGTACCTTACTGCCGGCAATGAAAAAGTAATATTATTTCCATTGCTATCATTCATATTAATCACTACAGCCATTGTAGAACGAGAAAGTATCTTTGAATAAAAATCATGGCTAGCAATAGAAACTAATTCAGGGTCAAATGACATTTGTGGATTTCTACCAACTATTTTAGCATAATCAATACCAGATGAATCTTGAGGTCTAGGAGATATAACAACTTCATTCTGCATATCAATTTCTAAAGTATCCATTACTAAACTATCACTGTCAATAGTAACAGTTGCACCCATAAAAATTAAAGGAACTTGTTCCGGGTATGTAGGAGTTAACAGTGCAGTATCGCTATGTTCGTAATATTTACCTTCCATTGCAAATTCACAAAAAACAGGTTCACCAACTTTAAACTGAAATTTAACATTACCGGCACAACCTGACATTGTTTTTCTTATTCCATCTAAGTATTTAGCTACTGTACAGGTAACAAAACTACTTGATACAGGAACATAAATATTAGATGTTCCAACTGAAAGGCTTTCTGACAATCCACAAGAACGAAGAAACGGCGTTAGTGGTAGTGTTGTTCCTTTTGATCCGGATATTGGCCCCATTAACTCAGCTTTAAAAGCAAGCGACATTTTCCTTGCACCAGGCTCAGAAGCAAACCTAGACATATGCTTCACAACAGGATTTCTTTTATACTGTTCAAAATCAGCATCTAACACTGGCTCATATGACAGTATTGTAGCTTGTGCTGCTGCTAATGTTTCTGCTGTTCCACTAATAGTTTCTACTTTTCCTGCTAATTGAGCAACTCTTGATATTTTAGCCATTTTCTTTCCCTCCTTTAAATAATTCTATCATCAATATTAATTGTTATATCGCATTTATGACATAAAACTGCACCTAACATTACCATTGAAAACTCTCCGGTAATAGGAATATGCACGATATTTGCTGTTCCGCCTAATGTTGGATCACTGATAAAACTAGCACAAATAGTTTCAATAAGGTCTTGAAATGTTTTTTCTGTGGCTAATTCATCATAAAAAGAATAGAAACCACTAATTATAAAAGTATTATTTACATCTTCAACATCACCTGACCCCCCATGCCCAATCCTTTCAAAAGAAGTCCTTTCTATTTCCCAAGTGTTTACTTTAGAATCCTTAACAAACAAGGTATTATATGTAGTAAGGTCGCTACAGAAACGTTTATAATCATAAACATTTTCTACACCTGATATTGCTTCAAGCTTAGTTTTTATTTGTGTTCTAATTAATGCTAATGACATGCATAATAAAGCGGAAGGATAGATGTAAAAATCACCATATGTTCATCTATCTCCGCCTTCTCCTAAATCTCTTTGCTTGGGGAATTATCGCCATCTAATAGGATGTGTTAACATATCTTCTTTCCATGAGTATTCCATGTCAAGATCTTTAACCGCAATCCCAGCAGAGGCCGCACCTGAATTCTTAGATTCTATACCTAGACCCATTAATGAATTATAAACTGACATCTTCTCTTTTGCTAAGGATGCATAAAGATCAGATTTCCGTTGATAATCAATAACATCAGCTTCGATAGTAGAATCAGTAGTTTGTGCAAATTTAGCCGCGAGAGCCCAAAAACAAAGAGCGGCAGTTAGATTAGTAACTGCCTCTATATAACTATCATTTATAGTACAAGTTTCCTCATTTAATATTTGAGGTAACGCATATTCATATTTTAATATTTTACCATTCGCAGGGATGAAACTTAAAATGCGAATATAAGTAGTCATCACACTCTCAACGTTCTTTTTAAAGAACTTCCAATCTATCTGTTCAAGATAACTAGGATTTTGATAATCATCAGCTGGATATTCAATCTGTCCAATAATATAAGAAGTACCTTCTACCCAATCGCTAGGAAGAGCAAAATCATAAGAAGAACCATCTCCTGTTGATTCTTTTATCTTAGTGTTTGGTTTATCTTTAGAAAAGATTACTACAGATTGCGTTAAAATACGATACTTATCATCAGGTTGCAGTTTTTCAGCATCATCCTGTAGTGCAGTTTCTAATCGTGTTAAATAATCTTCTCTAGTATAAGACACAATACCCCCTTAAGAAGAACTCGAACTCGACGAAGAAGAACTCGACGAAGAAGAACTCGACGAAGAAGAACTCGACGAAGAAGAACTCGAGCTATATGAACTCGAACTAGAACTAGAACTCGAACTAGAATAAGTATTTGTATTAGGAACTACTTTACCAGTTAGCTGATGTTTTCTTCGTTCATTCATAATAAAATTGCAGTCATTTTCAACAACGTTGAACAATCCACATGCAATATTCTCACAAACAATTCCTGCACCGGCATTATTTTTAAAAGGGCATTTATAAGCGGGATATGCCATTATCTATCTCCTTTAGTAACCCTTGGCGGAGTTTACCGCCAAGGGTAGGTTTAACTTTTAACTAGATTCGCTTGAGCTCGAACTAGATGAGCTAGAACTACTTGAGTTTGATGAGCTTGAGCTTGAGCTTGAGCTACTTGAGCTACTTGAGCTTGAGCTACTCGAGCTTAATGAACTACTTGATGAACTTAATGAGCTACTTGAGCTACTTGATGAACTTGATGAGCTACTGGAAAAAGATGATGAACTGGATGATGAACTAGAAGTATTTCCAGCTACAGTTACATTTAATGCGTACCAATAACTGCCGTCACACCAAAACTCAGCAGATTCATACTTTCCTATATTAGCAGTATCATAACTAGCTCCCCCACCACCAAATCCGGCAGCAACATATACAATGCCTTGATCAGATGTATTAACATAAACACTAGCGCCTTTTAAACTATCACTAGCGGCAGGTAAAGTTAGTGTATTTCCTGAAGTTAATTTAACAAATAAAGATCCACTTCTTTCAACATCATTCTCTGTCAGAGAGTAATCTGCGGATTTACTTAGGGTTGTACCCCTACGGTTAGCGACACTATATTTATATCTGGTAGGTTTTGGCATAATTGTCCTCCTTTATTTTAGCTAGCACCAACCGCATTAGATAATGCGTACCAATAACTGCCGTCACACCAAAACTCTATAGTATTATATGCTCCTACGGTTACAGTATCATAACTAGCACCACCACCACCAAAACCAGCAACAACAGCTACTTTAGATGAACCGCTACTTCCAAAAACATATACACTTGTACCTTTTAAATTTCCACTAGCGGCAGGCAATGTTAACTTATGACCATCAACTTTAAAAAACTGACCGGATCTTAAAATATCATTTTCTAATATTGTATAATCTGCTGTTTTAGAGAGAACAGTACCTCTTTCATTTGCTACTCCATATTTATATCTTGTGAATTTCATTTAAAAAATCCTCCTTAATATTAGGTATTTTCCAACCTAACAGCTGTGTCGGGAGATTTCTCCCCCGACCATCGCCATTAATTCGGTTATTAAGTTACAATCGCCCCTGCAAACGCTCTGAAATCAACAACTGCTCCGCCGTATTCATGACGAACTTTGTAGCGGATCGTATCATAGGTAAATACGTTTCCGACAGTAGGTTGATCTTGAACCAAAATTTCTGGTTCTTCTTTACCATTTAAAAACCCTATTTCTATTCCTTCTACGTCAGAAATCTTAGATGAAATATAGTAATTATTTTCATCACCACGTAAGAATGGGCTTTGTTCTACTTCAAACTGATTTCTCAGTGTATTAATTCCACCTTCAGCATTCTCTGGATGTTTTTCTGATTTCTGTAATGCCAATGCAGTACCATTCAAAGCACGAGGTACCCATAGGATAGGTTTCTCTAATGCTAAGAACTGAGTAACTTTTCTTACATCAACTGCAACTAAATGCTGAGCATCAGTTGTTCCAAACATTCCTCTTGCAATAGTCAATGCATCAGTAGATACTGAATCTACACGAACAATTTCTCCGTCTAGCCAGGCATAATCTCCGGCTTTGAAATACTGACCAGTTCCAGCAGTAACATCTAATGTTGTAGCAGCTGCTTCTAATTGTGTTGCCACGTCAGTTTTATATCCTAACTCACACTGATACCACATATCATTAAGCAAGTCCTGAAGATTATCGTAACCTAATGCACCTGTGCGATAATTCTTATGAGATGCAATGTAAAGAACTGCACTATCATAAATAGTAGCAGTATTGATTCCAGAAGCTCCATACCCTAACATTAAATCAAACGCAAATTGATTCAAAGTATATCCAGCTGCTTTCCCAACTCTTTTAGGAATTCCTGTCAATACTTTCAAATCATCATCAATGATTGATCTTCTTGTTACTGTGATTACTCCACCTTTAGTCATCACAGCGTATGTTGCCTCGGTATCGCCAGGGAACCCTAATTCAGGGTATGTAGGAGTTGCACTATCTATTGGTGTTCCGGCAACTGTTCTAGCTGCTTGCACTGTAGGAAGCACTCCAAAACCACCCCATTGAATTCTTTCCTGTAATTTAAAATCTTTGATAGGTGTTGACACTGCTATCTTTTTCCATAGTTCAGGTATTGCTCTATATTCAGGAAGCATTCTTCTTTGCATAGAATAACCTAAAGCGTAGGAAAATGTAGTGTTATCATCAACAACTGATTCGCTTAATCTAGACAATGCACGAGGTCCTAATCTTCCGGATACTTCTGCATCATCAGTAAAAGCAACATAAGCTTCTTTTAATGATCTAAAACCATCAATATCTTTGTACTTATCTTTATCTACGTCACTAGGTTTGTAACCTAACATTAAATCCATAGATGCTTGAACGCGGGTGATAGGATCTCTTTTCACAAAAGAGCCGTCAAAATCACCACCAAAATCAATAACTGCTTTGCTTTCAACTAATTTTGCCAATGTATCACGCTCTGCTTTAACAGATTCTTTTATCTCTGATTCTTTAAACACCTTGTTTTTAAAGGAATTACGAATTTTATGTTTGATTACTTCTGGCAAGTTGCTTTCAGATAAAGCAACTTCTAATAGCTCTTTGCATTCTCTAATAGCTAGTTTGCTATTTATAGCATCTAATTTAGATTCTAAATCTTTATTTTTATTCTCTAAATCTTCTTGTTTCTTTGCTTCTTTTGCAGCAGCATCTTGTTCCACTTTTAGCAAAGCTTTCTTTTTCTTTAAATCTCCGGGGCTTAATGTTTTATCATCAGCATTAAGCAAATCATTATCTGACATTTTTTGTTCATTTGTTATAGCATTAAGTAAAGCTTCTGCTTCCTCATATTTCTTGTCTTTCATTTTACCGACAATCTCTTCAAGGTTATCAGCCTTGTCTGAATTTTTCTCTTTAGCTTCTTTAGCTAATGATTCAAAAATACTTACTACTTCTTCTTCTGTGATATTAGCGATATCTACGCTTTCTAATATCTTCGAATTAAACCTTTTCAACGATTCGATAATCTTCTTAAACATCTGTTCCATACCTCCTTTTGTATTGAAACTTTCAATTATTTTTAGTAACCCGCCGCCCGCCGCAGGCTGAGTCACGAAATCGGTACTGAAAACCTTACTTATTCCATTGACAACTGTTATCGGTTGCCCATTCATCATACGCACGCTTGACGGCCCCTCAGCATTTATGGAAAGTCCAAGTAGGTTTTTTAATCCTTTTTTCCAAGCATTTGTAAGCATTTGCTTCAAATCTTTAACTCTTGAGTTTTTTTCTAATAAGTGTAAAGATGCAGTTAAACCAGCGACTTCTCTACCTTCAACCTTAACTGTTTCAAACTTCACATTATCAAGGTAGCCGGCTGTTTGTAGAGGAAATCCTTCCGGACACATCTTTTCAACGGATAAAGGTATGTGGTCAAAATGCTTGTCTTTCCACTCATAAAAACAAACTTTTGATTTTTCAAATAAAGGAATAGATTTTTGGAGGGCTTCCTTTGTATAGTATTTGCCGTTTTTCGACAGTCCTTCTTCGATCACCATTACTTTCCACTTATCGCCAGAAGAACTACTTTCTAAGAATGAAGCAATATGTAAATGATTATATTTCATTAAATTATCACACCTGATAACTCTTTAGTTATCCTATTGATAATGTCAGCTCTTGTTTCTTTCTTATCCGGGCTACTAGCAGGTTCAAACGCAGTATATTCTATACTATGTTTTTTTAACCATTCTTTAGCTTCAGTATGAGTGAATTGGTGTTTTCCAAATCGATAAGATTGAACCTTCATAGGAGAGTTAGAATCTCCTTTAGATTTTTGCATTACTATGCTTATACCAGAAGCAATTGATTTACGAGCAAAAATACCAGAGTTCTGTGGTAATGGTTCTGCGACCCGACAGGTGTGTTCAGTTGGATAAGGCATTTTACCTCCTGTGAATAAACTGTTAAAAACCTATACACTTAAAATATAGTCTTATTTTTTATAAATGTCAAGGAAAAAATGATTTATTTTTTCAAAACCCAAAAGTCTGAGTTCTCATTTTCTCTCTTAGCTGTAAAAATACCTTTAATTTTTTTACCAGAAAACTCTATTATTTTCTCTAACTCTGTGCTTTCAAGAATAGATATATTTCCTCTATCTATTACTTTAATCCAAGAAAGCATATCAGTAATATTAAAATCACTATGAGGTAACATAAATGATATTCCCTCTGAAAGTTTCCTAACAGAGTATTCTGAAGGTTTTATATAAAAAGTTGATTCTTTGAATTCATCTTCGATCAAACTTTTATTTTCAGACAAATGAATATCTATTCCTAAATCAGTAGAAACAGTAAAATTATCTATCTTATCATTTTTGTTTCTCCACCATTGATTATAAAAAGTAAAGTTACCTATCTTCTTTTCTGCTTCTTTCATTTTTATATTAAACTTATATCCGCGATAATCAACATTGCTGTCTTTTAATTCTTTTAATGTTTTAAATGATTGTTCAGATTTATCAGGTTGCACAACAGTATATTTATACTCTGTGTATTTATCAAACAACTCTAAAGCAAACGGAGAAAGCTTTTCTGGATGGAAATCAGTAATACCAGATTCTATGATGTCAGATACACAACCACGAAATGAACTCTTTAACTGCTCGAATGTTTTATCAACATCATCACCTCTTCTTTTAGCCGCATATAACTTTAGTATATCTTTTAAATCATCAACTAAAGATTCTTTGTTATCAACTTTTCCTATCATTGGTGTTCCGCACTTAGGACATTTACTTTCATTACAAGGAGTTCCTCTGTTATGTTTAATTTCTTCTTTACACTTAGGGCAAACACAAACATCTGTTCCAGCATCACCTTGTCTAGGACCACCAACGCCTAATCCTAATCCACGTACTTCCGATAACCTTAGGTTATCAACAAAGTCAACTATTGATTCCTTTATATCATCATCTATTTCAGATTCTAAATAAGTTGAGTTCTCTTTTATTGGATAATTAGAAACCATTAATTCTGATTTCCTAGCCATATGACCTGCTGATGGTGCAGCAATATTATATTGAGAAAGTATCTTTCTATCATACTTTGATTCTTTCCAACCGTCACAAACTTCATACGTAACCATCCACTTACCCGGAACAGTTTTTGTAAATGATTCAAATTCATTTTGTGTCGGACACCACTTCCAATCCATCTTAGCTGACGGATAAGGAGGATCCATAAAAGTAAAAGATTCTTTGTTCGCATATTTTTTAATAAAATCTCTGTAATCCATATTTTCTATTGTTACGTCTTGCAGACGTTCTTTTATCTTTAGCATTCGTGTAGTTACTTTCATAACATCACCTTCAGATCTATTATCAAAGGAACTCATCTGACCTGCATCTGAAGCTCCTTTGATATAAACATAACGATAGAACTGATAAACAGGGTCGTTATGCTGACTACTTTCTTTCCACTCAGGAAGCAATTTATTAAATGTATCTTTAGATGTTTTCCAATCAAGCTTATTTAATGATTCAACTTGTTGTTCTGTTATGTCTTTCATAAACTTAAAACAAGAAGCAATATCACTATCTCTATCGTTTATAAATTCTTCTTCACTTCTCTTTTTTCTGAACAATATAGATCCACCACCAATAAATGATTCAACGTATCTTTTATGTTCTGGAAACAATCTTATTAGTTTCCCGGCAACAAAAAATTTACCACCGGGAGAACCAAACGCAGGCTTTACACCTTCCATAAAGTTATCGTTTTTAGAAACGATGTCTATTTTATCTAAAGAGAAATCTTCTAACAAAGCAATCAAAAACCCTTTATTCTTCATTTGTCGCTACTCCTTTTTCTTCTTCTTTCTTATTATCATCAGCATCACTATCTACATTATCATCAGCCTCACTATCTACATCTACACCTAATTGTGATATTACTGCATTAATAATAGTTTTAGCCTTCTTATCACTAACCCATTTTTTATCAGATGCTTGAACCAATCCAGATATTAATCCTGACATAGCTTCAGCAGTTCCTTTGCTGCTATCTCTAGAAACTATTGGAGAAGGAATAACTTTAAAAGTCTTATCAACACCCTCTTTTAATACACCAGCTATTATTGCTTGGTCAATGACAAAATCAAACATCCGCTTAATTAGAAACTTTATTTTTTTCTGTTTAGTCTTTAAATTTTTAAGAGTAGGAAGCGACATTTCCATAGCTGTTGCACGTGTAGTTTTATCACCTTCAGCAAACCAATGCCCCGGGAATCCAGCACCACCTAAAATCTGGTTCTTAAATAAGGCTGCTTCACCTGATGCATCAGCTGATTCTAATTTAGGTGTTTCTGACTTCCAGGTGATTTTTTCATTATGAGCTCTTATAGAGCCAGGTCTAGGCGGCGCTAATTTTTTTACAAATTCTTGAAGCTCTGATTCATTCATTCCTTCACAAGCAACATCCCAAATAAACGAATTCAACAAGAATGCTCTTTCTAACCTTGTAAAAAGAAATTGATCATATCCATCTAGCCAATCAGCTAATCTTAATAACACACTTCTACCGCGCGTTGCTGAACTTACTTTATTTATTGTAAAGTAAAAACAATCTCCAACTAACTTCCCATATGTTTTTGACCTAAGATTTCTATCAACATTTATTATACTCATTTCTTGTTCTTTAGAAGAACCACTTAATCTTTTCCATATTAATGATTTTTGTATCTTTGGATTATTTCTATCTTTTCTAATTTTTAAAATTGTCTTTGGATCTATATACCCTAGCTTAACTGCACCGTTAGCTGAATTAACCCAAGTCGGTAAACATAACTCACCAAACAAATATAGTTCAACAACATTAACATTCATTTCTTCATCAAGGTTATTATCCGGATCGTTCCAAAAATTATCGATAACTTCTTTTACATTAGGATCTTTGACTGAATAAGTAAATCCGTCACCAATAACAAAATCTTCTATAATCTCGATAATCCTGCCTGCCATAGGATTGCTATCATATAAATAGAACGCAATATCCTGCATTCTATTCTGTGTAAGGAGGCTCAAATCCCTGAGTGAATTAGATGTCAAAGAACGCCATTGAGCATCTTCACCAGTACCCCCTACCATTGGGTATGATTCAGCTATTCTTCTCTGTAACTCTATTGACCTTTTTTTACGTTCTTTAAAATTCAATATAACATTACTTGAATCTTGTTCTGGTTGATCTTTCTTTCTTTTCATAATATATGGCTCCTTCTTGCTATTCTTCTATCACCAATAACGCTGGAAACAGAAGTTCCTTTAAACATATTTCTTCCAATTCTTCTAACAAAATTCCCTTCATTATCTCTAATATCATCCCCGGGGTCTAAACTAACAACTACGCCTGATGCTTTTGTTACAGGAAATAAATAATTTATTCCATACTCAACAGCATTAACAGCATGAGTAAATTTATTATCTATATGATCTTCCCTAGATTTATTAAGCGTAACCCCATTGATACATTGTGCAAAGTTTAAGCAAGTCGGTTCATTTGATATATTAAATTGTGGTCGTCCATTAATATATCTTTTAAGGCAAGTTCTTACACACTTCATCTTTTCATAATTAGAAAGTTCTCTAGATTTAATTAATATTTGATTATTAGATACTGTTTTCCAATCGCTGATTACACTTGTCTTGGTAACTCTATTTCTTTTGTTTCCTGACTTATCACCTATAAATATTATATCCTTAATCTCTCCTGAATATCTAATAGCATCTAAACACTTTTTAAATTCTTGATATAATTCGGTAGTTAACTTATCTCTATATATTTTATAATAGATTATAAATAATCTATCTTCAAAATCTTTTTGTGCAAATACAAATGGCTCACCGTCAAGACCAAAATCCATAAAGCAATATAATTTTGATTTTGGATTAAGATATACTTTATGACTTAATAAATGTAATTTCTTATCATACTCTGGATAAGAACGATTTGTTAAAGCCTTATCGTACTGACGTAATATTTCTTGTGCTATTTCCTGTTCACTCATAGAAGCAGTTTTTTTATCATACCAACCTTGTGTATGGTCTGGGTTTAAATTCCAGTCAAAACCAAGTTTAACAAATCCAGAGTTTTTCATATCTTTTACTTCCGCAAATTTATTATTCACACTTTCTTTCGGAGGTGTAGAATTTAAGCATAACGTATTTGTAGCATTCCTTAATCCTTTATACATTTCATCTAAGCAATCAACAAAAGCTGCTTCATCAACTAATATAAATTTATATTGCGTATCCCTTCCGGCTTTAGGATTAGCTGATTCACCCTTTATAACAGAATTCATTAAAGGAACTGAAAAAACTAAAAAAGGATTATGTACCTTTGGTTTAATGAACGGAGGAAGCCGTTGATACATAAATGCCAACCTACCATGCAAAGAATGAAAAGTATTACCGTTATCTTGCACTTCTGATTCTTTTCTAGAAATATTTAATGCGGTAAATCCTTTAGTGTAACAAACTTGATGTAATTCCCACCCCATAACTGACCAAGAAATACCCATATCTCTGCATTTATCAATAAATACATCTTCATACTTATCTAACTGATTGATTAATTTAATTTGATAATCACGTAAAGTAAATGGGAGAATCGATGGCGTTTTACGAGTATCTATCGTCCATACATAATTATTAAACCAATAAACCTTATCTTCTACACAACGCCTATACTCACTAAACTGCCACTTTTTTGCATCCTTTGGAGATCGTGTAGCAATTTCTTTTTTCCAATCAATTCTTTCTGTATTATGTATCATCACTTGCATCTTGCATTATCTCCTCTGCAGTTAAGATCTTTCTTTCTTCTGTTTTTTGAGTTACTCCACCAGAAAGAAATACTTCTAACCTAGCTAATCGTTCAAAATCTTTCATTGTTGTTTTATCCATTAGTTTGCTAGTGATTTTTCCTTCACCGTTACATGCTTGGCATAAATCCTTCTGACCAGTTTTACCATTTAATTGTGTTCCTTCTCCTTTACAACATTTACATTCTTTATCTTTTATTCTATCTTCTATATTATCTAATGTTTCCCTAATAATGTACAGCATCTTTGTCCTACGTTCCTCAAGCAAAACATTAAATTTCTCTGATATTCTATCCTGAAACATAGTAAGTCGCCATTGAAGTGGTTTTATTCCGCGTTTGCTATCTCCTTTATTAAAGTATTTCCTTGCAGTTTCAAAACATATCTTTGTATTCTTAGCTGCTTGTTTTAATGAAATACCTTCAGCTAAATGGCTAAACAACTCATCAATCTTTTCTTGAGGTAAAGAATACCTATATCCATATCCTTCTTTCTTATCCTTATTGAATCTTAAATTTTCTAATGATTTTGGATTTACCATATTAATGCGCCTCTTTCTTTTTTACTAAAAATTCTATTGTTCCTGTACGTTTATCTGCCCCTGAATTAAATGTTGCGTAAAAAAATAACGCAAATGATCCTACTATCAATGGAGTGTATTTATATCTTATTTGTGTGCCGGCAATCGTAGCTGTTGTTTCAGCTAACACTGCAGTAGTAGAACCAACCTTCCATATTTGAACTTTGGCGCTATTAGTGTCCGGTGTTTGCGCTTCACCAACAATCTCGAATGATCCGCGGAATGTTACATCATCCGCAACGTAATATAAGTTTTTTCTGTTTGGCATACTATATCTCCTTGTTATTGTTCATCAAATTTATAATTATATGTTTTATTATCAAATTTATAATTGCTTGTATCATCTTTAAATTCATAATCATATGTTTTATTAACAAAATCAACTTGATATGGTAATGATGAAGCCGAGCTTGATGAACTAGAAGAACTTGAGCTTGATAATGAACTTGAACTGCTTGAACTACTTGAAGAACTAAAAGAACTTGAACTACTTGATGAGCTTGAACTGCTTGAACTGCTAGATGAGCTAGAGCTACTTGATGAGCTAGAGCTACTTGAACTGAATGAACTGCTTGATGAACTAGAACTACTTGAACTGCTTGAACTGCTAGATGAGCTAGAGCTACTTGATGAGCTTGAGCTACTTGAACTGAATGAACTGCTAGATGAACTGGAACTACTTGAGCTACTTGAACTGAAAGAACTACTAGATGAACTGGAACTACTTGATGAGCTTGATGAGCTTGAGCTACTAGAGCTACTTGATGAACTTGAACTAAAGGAACTACTAGACGAGCTTGATGAGCTTGAGCTACTTGATGAACTCGAAGAAGAAGAACTTGAGCTGAAAGAACTACTTGATGAGCTTGATGAGCTTGATGAACTAGAGCTGAAAGAACTGCTTGAGCTACTTGATGAACTAGAACTACTTGAGCTGAATGAACTGCTAGAGCTACTTGATGAACTGGAACTACTTGAACTGAAAGAACTGCTAGAGCTACTTGATGAACTGGAACTACTTGAGCTGAAAGAACTGCTAGAGGAACTTGATGAGCTTGAGCTACTAGAGCTACTACTTGAGCTACTTGAACTAAATGAACTACTTGATGAACTACTTGAGCTACTTGAACTAAATGAACTACTTGATGAACTACTTGAGCTACTTGAGCTGAAAGAACTACTTGAGCTACTTGATGAACTGCTCGAGCTGAAAGAACTACTTGAGCTACTTGATGAACTGGAACTACTTGAGCTAAAAGAACTGCTTGAGCTACTTGATGAACTGGAACTACTTGAGCTGAAAGAACTGCTAGAGCTACTTGATGAACTGGAACTACTTGAGCTGAAAGAACTGCTAGAGGAACTTGATGAGCTTGAGCTACTAGAGCTGAAAGAACTGCTAGAGGAACTTGATGAACTGGAACTACTTGAGCTGAAAGAACTGCTTGATGAACTAGACGAGCTTGAACTGCTTGATGAGCTAGAACTACTTGAGCTAAAGGAACTACTTGAGCTACTTGAGGAACTAAAAGAACTATTTGAACTACTAGAACTACTTGATGAACTGGAAGAACTTGAGCTAAATGAACTACTCGATGAGCTTGAACTGCTAGAACTTAAAGAACTACTTGAGCTACTAGAAGAACTAGAACTGCTTGAACTGAATGAGCTACTAGAAGAACTAGAACTGCTTGAACTGCTTGAACTAAATGAGCTACTTGATGAACTAGAACTACTTGAGCTACTTGAACTAAATGAGCTACTTGAGCTACTTGAACTACTAGAACTATATGAGCTACTTGAGCTACTTGATGAACTAGAACTACTTGAGCTACTAGAACTGCTAGATGAACTACTTGAGCTACTAGAACTGCTAGATGAACTAGAACTGCTTGAGCTGAAAGAACTACTTGAACTGCTTGATGAACTGCTTGAGCTACTTGAGGAACTAGAAGAACTTGAACTAAAAGAACTGCTAGATGAACTGCTTGAGCTACTTGAACTGAATGAACTGCTTGATGAACTGCTTGAGCTACTTGAGGAACTAAAAGAACTGCTTGATGAGCTAGAACTGCTAGAACTGCTTGAGCTACTTGATGAGCTTGAGCTATATGAACTACTTGAGCTACTAGAACTGCTAGATGAACTAGAACTGCTTGAGCTGAAAGAACTACTTGATGAGCTTGATGAGCTTGAGCTACTAGAGCTAAAGGAACTACTTGAGGAACTTGATGAGCTTGAACTGCTAGAACTTAAAGAACTACTTGAGCTACTTGATGAACTAGAAGAACTGAAAGAACTACTTGATGAACTGGAAGAACTGCTTGAGCTGAATGAGCTACTTGAAGAACTTGAACTGAATGAACTGCTTGATGAGCTTGATGAACTAGAACTACTTGATGAGCTAGAGCTACTTGAGCTAAAGGAACTACTTGAGCTGCTTGAGCTACTAGAACTGCTTGATGAGCTAGAGCTACTTGAACTGAATGAACTGCTTGATGAGCTACTAGAGCTACTTGAACTTAATGAACTGCTTGAGCTACTTGATGAGCTTGAACTACTTGAGCTGAATGAACTGCTAGAGCTACTAGAAGAACTAGAAGAACTTGAACTAAAGGAACTACTTGAAGAACTACTTGAGCTACTTGAGCTGAAAGAACTACTTGAGCTACTTGATGAACTTGATGAGCTAGAGCTAAAAGAAGAACTTGATGAACTGCTTGAGCTACTTGAGCTAAATGAGCTACTTGAGGAACTAGAAGAACTAGAGCTACTAGAACTTAATGAACTACTTGAGCTACTTGATGAGCTTGAACTACTTGAGCTGAAAGAACTACTTGAGCTACTTGAAGAACTAGAGCTACTTGAGCTGAATGAGCTACTTGATGAACTGGAACTACTTGAGCTATATGAACTGCTTGAGGAACTAGAAGAACTAGAGCTACTTGAACTTAATGAACTGCTTGAGCTACTTGATGAACTAGAACTGCTTGAGCTGAATGAACTGCTAGAGGAACTTGATGAACTTGAACTGATAGAACTTAAAGAGCTACTTGAGGAACTAGAACTGCTTGAGCTTAATGAACTACTAGAACTGCTTGAGGAACTAGAAGAACTAGATGAACTAGAACTTCCTAACGTTCCGTCATAGCTTAGGTTGCTGTCATCATAAGCATTACTACTCTGGTCGTATATTATTGCCATTATTTACTCTCTATATTTAAAAATTGCACACCCCATTCCCATACTGACGGTTATTTATTGCTGATTTCTCTTTTTGCGTTCTTCTCGTTATAATCCGCAATTACTTTTGGTGTATGTAATCCCATTGCTAATGCTTTTGAAATTATGTCATTATTGTCTGGATTATCCCCTGGGTTTATCCAACTGCGATGATACTTCTTATCAATTTCTTTTCCATTATCAAAAATTCTAGTTATTCTACGAACGGCTATACAACCAGACTCTTCTACTATGCGATCGTGAGTAATTATTTTCTCAATTCCATTGTTTGTTCTTATTTTATTTTCTAAAAGGAATGCATCTTTAACTTCTTTGGGAGTGATTACTGAAACTATATCTTTACTTTTTTGGTCAAAGCCTTCCATGTTCTTAATGCTCTTAGATGTATATGCTTGACCTCGTGTGGAACTTATTACTTTATCTTCTTCAAGTATTTCTATTATTGGATAGACTTGTAAATTCCCTAATTCTGATATTCCATGTTTTAGTTTTATTTGTTTTTCTAACATTTATTTTCTCCTTTGATTAAAAGTAATCCGATTGTGATTGATAGTATTTTCATATTTCTCCTTTTATATATTATATTGTCCTGAAACTCTTAGATATATAGTTGCTCCCAAATCAGTATCTGTTACATCACCATGACCAGCCGTACTCTCTGGTTGCATAGTGAAAAGAATAGATGTTGAGTTTGGGGACTTTACAGCACAGAATGTTTCATCTGTATTTCCTATTGCAAAAATAGCTGTTGCAACGGCTGAATATAGATTTGATAAATTTTCAGACGTAAATGGCAACCCAGAAAGAGAAAGAACCCCTGTTCCAGTTCCTTTTACAAATCCTATATTGCCATGGAAAAAAACTCTATTACCTATTTTTTGGTATCTACCTAATTGGATAGAATGTGAGCTATTTCCTGGCGTCACTAATGCTAATGTAGGAGTCCAAGTTCCTTCCTCATAATCATCTAAAGTATTTGCATCTGATGAGGCTACTTGAGTTGCAGGGAAACCTATACCATCCAATATTTGTAGGGATGTGTTATTTCTTGCTGTTGGGGCTAAACCTATTCCAATATCACCACCATTCTTATTCAGAGTTAATGAGAACTGTGAAGCTAGATTATCAGACCTTCCAGATTGAATCCAAAGTCCATTTCCTCCATTTGAACCAAAATCTATCATAGCTACATCAGCACCTTCTAATCTTGCTATTCCACCAGTTTGTGTTGTTCCTGATGTTGCAGGCCAAGAGATAGCTGAATCTCCTTTCATTTCTAATATAAAAGACGGAGTTGCTGTACCTATCCCAACTCTGCCATCACTTCCTTGAACAAATAAAGCATTTGCATTAGTATCACTCTCAACTCTGAAATCTACATCAGTACTATCTTCATTGAAAATTGCACCACCAGTAGCACCTAAAGTTGTAAAACTTCCAGCAGCAGGTGTCGTTCCACCTACTACTCCGTCAAATGTTCCTGCGTTTATATCTGCTGTATCTGCAACTAATGAATCTATATTAGCAGTACCGTCTATGTAGAGGTCTTTCCATTCTTTAGCTGCACTTCCTAAATCGTCTGTAGAGTCTGTATCTGATATAAGGTCAGTGTTTATTGCTACTGTTCCAAGATTGTCTAATTCTACTGTAGCTCCTGGGCTTCCATATAAGGAAGATAAGTCTGTAGCATAGGAGTTAAGTGATATTGTTAGTAAGAATAGTGTTGTTATGATTAGTTTTTTCATTTATCTCCTTTATTCTGTTTCATAAAAAAATTGACCGTTTATTGTTTTTGTTCCAGATGTTGTCCACGCATTTCCTGCCAAATTTTTTGCAAAACCTATTAATGACGCTCCTGTATCTACTGCGACATAACCCGTAACAGCAGTTCCCCCATTATCAATAGAACGATTTAAAAGTATCTGGTTAAAACCAATTATTGCGTATGGTACAGTAAAGTTAGTTACAGCAGAGTTACTTGTTCCAGTAATAGTATAAGCAACAAATACCGTCTTACCTATCTTCTTAGTATAAATGTTTCCTGTTGGGGTTGCTGCCCAACCATTAATAGTTGAAGTAGCAAAATAATCAGCCCACACTCCTTCTTCTGCTGGTTTAGGAGAGAACGCAAAAGCAGATGAACCTTCTACAAGCATA